ACCCTAAAAAAAAAAAAATAAACTTACTTCTATAAATTTTAATTTTCGGTAACCTTAAAAAAATAAAATTGAACCATATATATTTATTGTTTTCTTTGGTTCAATTTAGTATATTGTATATGCCTCTGGGCAGTTGATTTTCATGAATGAATTTCCTTAGTATACCCCCTCTCCGTTTTGGAAGAGGGGTTTTTTTATTTATATACTTGGAGATTGGGGACAAGAAAGAAATATGTATATAGGAGATTAGTTTCTTTTCTTTCCGTCCCCATTAGGGGACGTATAATGTGGGTAGTAGTGTTTGCTATTGTTGAATTTGTTTGGTTCATGTATTATGCTCTGGATTCATAATATTGGTATAAGGGGTTAATATGGCTAAATTTAATTTTAAGAAACAAGATGTATCTCTTGTAGATAAAGAGCAACAAAAAGCAGATAGAGCGTTAGCTAGGGGGGACTTTCCTAAAGAAGTAGATGTAGACTTTGATAAGAAAGTGAGCTTAGCTATATTGGAAGAACCAGAACCAGAGTTATTATCTGTAGAAGGGTTACAGAAGATTTACCCTAGAAAGGTGAATAGAGAGACTCTGGAAGAGTGTGTGAAGATGATGAATGAGTCTATTGTAGGAATGGACTCTGTGATGAGGGAGCATTATAGGGATAATCTAGTAGGGGTTATTGATGTTATTAAGGAAGGGGAACGGATTAAGTTTGCTGATTATGTGAAAGCTGTGAAGTTCTGTTCTTATAAGATGGCTGGGTATACTGATACTAGGGCGTATAGTTTGACCTTTCCTGAGCGTATAGAAAGAATGGCTAGAGAAGGGATTTCTAATGCTAACTTGTATGTATATGCAAATAGTTATGCGAAGAATAAAGTTGTAGTAGAGATTATGGCTAAGCTCATGGTCCCTACTCATATTATGTATCAAGACTATTTTCATATGGCTGTAAAGACTCAAGTAGAGATTATGACTGATGATAAAGTAAGTCCTAAAGTAAGAAGTGATGCAGCAAATAGTTTGATGACGCATTTGAAACAACCTGAGATTAAACAAGCAGAATTGAAAATTTCTACAGAAGATAATGGTGCTATTGGTCATCTTGCTGATGCATTAGCGAGCCTATCTGGGAAGCAGCGTGAGCTGCTGAACAGTGGGGCGATGCGTTTAAAAGATGTAAGTGAAGCTGTGATTATTGAGGTGGATAATGGATAGAACTGTTGCTGCAAAGACAGTAGAAGAATACCTTAGAGAAGTAGATTATGAAGAATGGGAGAAGAGTTATGTCCCTACTGAGTTTGCTTTGAAGTATATGAACTTTGTTAAGATGGTGAATGCTGGTAAAGAAGATATTCAGACTTCACCTCTGTTTCACTATCGTATGGTTGAATCTCTTGGTTCAAGTAATATGAGAATTGCTAATCTCTGCTTACGGGGTGCTGGTAAGACTGTAGTGATGGGCGAAATGCTTGTATTGTACTTGGCTCTGTTTAATGAATTACCTTATCTTGGTAAGTGTAACGTAATTATTTATGTAGCAGATAGTATGGAGAATGGTGCTAAATCTCTTCGTACTAACGTAGAAGCACGTTATAACCACTCAGAATTTTTACAACAATATATTCCTGAAGCTAAGTTTACGGATAGTGAATTAGTGTTTAAAAACATTGAAGGCAAAGAGACTTATGTAAAATTGTTTGGTGCAAGTTCTGGTGTGCGTGGTTTTAAACGTAATGGTGACCGTCCTGTATTAGCAATACTTGATGACTTGATTTCGGATGAGATGGCTAACTCTAAGATACAGTTAGAGAAAGTATATGACTTGATATACAAAGCTGTCGATAATGCGATGAACCCGAAAAGAAATAAGATTATTTTCTCTGGTACTCCGTTTAACAAAGCTGACCCATTGTACCAAGCGATTGAATCCGGTGCATGGGAAGCAAATGTTTATCCAATGTGTACTCACTTTCCTTGTGCTAGAAATGAGTTTAATGGTGCTTGGAAAGAACGTTTCTCTTATGATGAGATGATGGATAAATATGAAAAAGCAGTAAAACTAGGGAGAGTAAAAGCTTTTAACCAAGAGTTGATGCTGCGTATTGCAAGTGATGAAGACCGTGTAATTTTAGATAGTGATATTTCTTGGTTCAAAAGAAAAGAGATACTTGAAAACAAACGAAGATACAACTGGTATATTACTACTGACTTTGCAACAAGTACTCATAGAAAAGCAGACTATACTGTAATTGGTGTATGGGCAGTAGACCACAAACAGAACAGATATTTGGTAGATGGTGCATTAGGAAGATTCTTAATGAATGATACGTTCAATAAGATATTTGAGTTTGTAACAAAGTATAATCCAATGTCAGTAGGTATTGAGGTTACTGGTCAGCAAGGTGGTTTTGTTCCTTTGATTAAAGATGAGATGTTGAGACGTAACGTTTGGTTTACAATCGCTAAAGGAAGAGAAAGTACGAAAGAAGGTATTGCAGTTAGAACCAATAAGATGGATAGATTTAGACTAACTGAACCTGTATTTAAACAAGGTAAATTTTTCTTGCCAGAAGATTTAAAAGATAGTATTTTAATACAGGAACTGCTCGAAGAGCTTTCTACTGTTACTATTGATGGTATTAAAGCAGTACATGATGATGCGATAGATATGGTATCGCAGCTTGACCAAATGGTAATAGTTTATCCTTCCGAACAACAAGCTAATCTCGGTAAAGGGACTTCACAAGAAATGGATGATATCGACCCATTCTTCAATGAAACCAATACGGATAGTAATTATAGATTAAATGATTATTTGGTATAAGTTTTATGGTGAAGTTAAAAGATTTCTTACAATCTATTGCATTAGGTGAATTACAAAGTTCACCTCTTGTTCCAATCGGTGCTTGGGAATTAAATCCTGATAGAGTGCCGCAAGTGATTCAAGCTTTAAATCAAGGGCTTGAATACTTCTATTCCAATTTTCCTCTAAAGCAAAATGAAGTGATAATTCAGTTGAGGGATGGTACTACTCGATACTATCTCGATGATTTCTATTCTATCCGAAATGGTGGTTACATCATGGATACAGTAGAGAAGCCATTCCAAAACGATGTCCTTCATATTTTGTCGGTACACTCTACACAAGGTAGAGAATACGCTATCAATGATGATTATGGTTCGTTCTCAATCCACACTCCAGAATACAACTGTGTTCAAGTCAATGGGAGAACTCCAGAAAATTACTTAGTAATTAAGTATCAGGCAAAACATCCAGAAATTCCACTAACAGAACCAATGAGTAGTGAGTATCCTATATCCATTCCATCTTCATACAGGACTGCTCTACAAACTTATGTTGCATGTTTGGTGTTGCAGAATATGGGTGGTGAGCATTTACAGGAAAGCAATGCTCTATTTGCTAAGTTTAAAACACTTACAGAAGAGCTTAAATTACAAGGTATTGGTACTGTAACAACAGTAGGTACTAATATCAGACCTAGGTTAAGAGGGTGGTTATAATGTTTCATAGACATCCGCCTATGCACAATCTTAACGAACCAAATCAATTAGTATCACATCAATTCACACCTGATGCTTTTTCTACGGTTCAGCAAGTGTATTTCCATTTAGGAACTTTAAAGTTTATTGCAGAGAATCTCCGTACTGTTGATACAGTGGGCAGAGAGATGTACAAATTAGAAGGTCTCAGTAAATATCTTGGTGATATTGTGAGAGTATCTGAAGCGTTGAACTCTATTGTTTCTATTCAAAGTAACTTGCCAGTAATCTCTGAATTAGCACCACGTATTGAAGATTTTGTGTGTCAATTAGACGACATTGAAGAAAAAATTCGTCATCATGAAGTATCTTTTAAAGATGCAATGGCGATGATTAACTGCAATGTTAAACAACTAGAAGATATGTATATTCAATATGAATGCGGTTTAACCCGTTTGATTGAAGAATACAAAGCTAGTTTGTGCGAAGACTACACAAGATACAAAAATGATATTGTTGAATATAGTGAGTCAATGCAAAAACAACATGCAGAATTTGAACATGGTATGTGTGTGTTAAGAGATGCTGTCAAAGTACAAGATGAAAATAAACTCTTGTTAGAACATCTTAAAGCAAGTGATGCAGTGACTAATGCTTTATTTCTTGGTTCAGAAGAAGCCAGTGCTAAGGCACTAAAACAGATTAAAGAATCTGAAAAATGGGGAAATAACGAAGACGTTAATAGACAACGTTTGAATTATAAACTTCCTGCAAATAATGTTCTTAACGTGATGAAGTCTAATCAAGAACGTTTGCTTAAAGAAGGAGCTGCCTAATGTTAAATCGTATTTTAGGTGAATTCCCTATCTTTGCTAAGTTAGCAAAATTAGGTAAAAGAACCAACGTAAAAGGTGAGTATCTTCCTTCTGAATCTCAGCAAGCATTTGCTTTGTCAGACAAAGTTGCGTATGAAACAGGTGCAGAAAAAGTTACCCCTGAATTATTTAACGGTGCATTAAACTTTGTAACAAGTAACATGAGTTATTTGTTCCACAGAGGTGTACCAGAATTTTCATTGAATGTTGCTTATTCAAAAGGTTCTATTGTGACGTATGAAGGTGCATTGTATGTATCTCTTACTGACAATAATGTAAAACATATTTCACAAACTTCTCACTGGGGAAGATTTGTCATTGAACCAAATGCATCACACCACAATGATTATCCTAATGGTAAACCTAAAGATACTAATCCTGTAGGTACAATTCTTACTGTTCCTGTAACTACTAAACTAGATGGTTATATGGACTTTGTAGAAGGTGCTGAATTCAGTCCTGTTATTTACCCAGAGCTATATAAAGTTCTTGGTTCAAATAGATTTGGTACTGGTTCAAACACTAACAAAGAATTGCCTATTGGTTCATTGGTTCATATTCTTTCAACCGAATCTATTCCAGATGGTTGGGTAGAATGGAGCATGTATAGTTCTTTAGCCGGTTATCCAGAATTACATCAAGCTTTATCAAGAATGGTAGAACGCTTACCGATTGGTCCTGTAAGACAGGCATGGACAGAAGCGTTAAAACAATACCGTTTCCCAGAGTTTAGTGCGAGTGGATTCCATCTAGGTATGAAAGGAACTGTTGGTAATTTCATTAATGATGCTTCTTCTGCTGCTAACTTATTAAGTTATCCAGTAGTTGTAGATAATAGCAACACGTTAAATCCTCTTGGAGTTTCAAGATGTGCTGTAGACCAACACAAAGAAGTTGTGGGTGCAACCGTATCCGAAAAGTCGTATACGTCCTCAGTTGCCAGTCCACTCGTGATTGTTGCACACCGTGCAGAACAACACAAAGATGTGGATGCCAAAATGGTTGTAGTATCAGAACCTGTAGCAGAGACTGTTCCGAGAACGCTTTCTACTCGTTTAATCGTAAAAGCTACAAACCAACGTCCATCAAATATTTCAAGTACTCATAAACAGGTAATTAAATATGCAAATTAAACGTCCTGATATCATCAAAGTATTTGGTAAAAATGCAATGCAAGGTGACTACTTACCAGTTAAATTTGGTACTAATGTAGTAGTTCCTAAAGAATCATTTGAAGATATTGCAAACAAAAACTTTGAATATGGTTTGGAATCACTTGAAGGTGATTTACAACTTAAAGACTTGAATACTGTATTCTTCTATCAAGGTGCTTTACTAAAATACCTTTTCCAAAAAGGTATTCCAGAATTTAGTGCTTATGAAAACTATGAAGCTGGTGCAGTAGTTCAAAAAGATGGTGTAGTATGGGTAGCAACAAAAGCTATCGAAGCATCTCTTCACAAAAAAGAAGCTAATCCATGTGACCCATGTGGTTGTAAAGTAGAATGCGAAAATCCGGTATATCCTTCAAAAGAAGCTGGTTGGTGTAAGTTTATTACTTCATGTGAATATGATGCAAAAATCAAAGAATTAGAAGCTAAAGATAAAGCATTAGAAAAAGCTATCAATGATCTTAAAGGTGTAGAAGGTTTCTCTGTAGTACCTAACGCAGAAACTGGTGCATTAGAACTTCGTTTAGATTTATCTGATGGTTCTAAAGTTACTATTCCTATGACTAAGTTTGGTCATATTAAACAAAACGATGATGGTTCATTATCTATTACTAATGCTGATGGTTCTAAAATTGCATTACCTAAATTTGTTGCAGAAAAAGATTTAGACCAACAAAAAGGTTTTATCTTTAATACTGCTTCAGGTAAATGGGAAGTAGACCTTGCTGACTTAGTAAAAGATGGTTCAGGTTTACAAGTAGACCGTAATGGTAATATCTCTGTTAAACCAGCAGATTTAGTAGATGGTGAAACTCTTCGAGTAAATCCTACTTCAGGTAAAGTAGAAATTGACCCACGCTATACTCGTGACCAACTCGCTGCAGCAAATGGTTATACTGACTCTAAACTTAGTGAGTTAGAAGCTAATGGTGCACGTGTACATGTTAAAGGTCCTATTACTGGTAATGGTAAAAAAGAATCTCCATTAGGTTTAAACTTAACCGAAGATTTTGTAGTAGATGCTACCGGTAAACTTGCATTAAATGCAGTAGCTCCACAAAATTTAGGTAATACTGCAATCCAAGATGTTAAATATAAACTAGGTTTTCATACATTTACTGGTTTAGTAAATACTGATTCTCATGTAGGTTCATTAGGTTTACCGACAAACTTTGAAGGTACTGAGCATGAATTACCAATGGCAAATTCATGGGAAAGTTATTCAGCCCCTCAAAATTATGACTTTAACGGTTATTACATTGCTTCTGGTTTTGAGCTTAATATTTGGGTAGCTAATGGTGACTCAATGTGGTCTATTTCCAATGACTATGGTATTAATCCAGATGGTACATTGAAAAACCCAACTGCATGGAACAAATGGCAAAAAATTGATAATGCCGGTGCTGTTACTAACGAAATGATTAAGAAAATGCAAGAGCAAATTAATGCATTAGGTGCATCAAATACTGCTCAAGATTCTGAAATCAATGCGTTAAAAGCTAAAGTACAAGCTTTGGAAGCCAAGAACAATGAAACTTGTAAAATCCCTTGCAAAAATGTAGATACAAACTATACCGTTGTAGATACAGATAATACTATTATTACTACAAATACTTCGCCTATTACGATTACATTCCCTAACAACATTCCTGTAGGTAGAATGTTTACTATCATTCAAGCAGGTAATGATTCAGTTACTCTTGCTAATGGCGGTAATAGAGTGTTTGTTAAACCTCGTAATGGTAGTTTGGTTCTTGGCGGTCAAGATGCTGCAGTTACAGTATTGTACGAACTTGGCGGTGTAGTACGTATCTTTGGTGATACCGTTCCTGCATAGGGGGTTATATGCAATGCAATGTAAATTGTGGATGTAGTTACTTAGTGGGAGTGTTTAAAGGTACTAAGAAAAAAGTAGTACCACCTCCACCTCCACCACCTGCTCCAGTACCACCAACACCTGCACGTGAACCAGATAGAATTGAATGGGTTACTAAACGCTATGATATTCCATGTGCAGAAGTAACTTATGAAGTTAAAAAGGTTAATGGCATTGAAACTGGTGAAATGCGAAACACTAAAAACATTACTTCAGATACATATGAAGCAGTGAATACATATAACTGGTCTCATGGTACTACACGTAAAATTACTACTTTTAAACGATGGTATGTAAATGGTGCTCAAGTATGTGTAGAAAATTTAGGACAACGTACTGAGCATGAACGTAATAATTCAGACTCTAGGGACCATACTTCAAATGACCCAAATAAATCTAACAATTCTTAATGAATTAAAAGACTATTTAAAGTCATATAATGTAGTGTATGTAGGACTTGTTGGTTCTAGGTATTGGAATACTGAGACAGAAAACTCAGATTGGGATTTTGTAGCGATAGTTCATAGTGATGCTGACTTATTTGAAAGTATCAAAGAAGGTAAGCTTAATATACATTTTTGGGGTTATAACAACGTAAGAAATGCTCTTACAGTAAGTAATCCTTTAGCATGGGAATGGACCAATTATTCATTCCCTGTGTATGGTGAAAAACCTGATATGAACTTCTTAGTAGATAAGGATAGACTGGTTCAAAGAATTAAAGAGAATACCTCTAAAGAATTTGATGGACAGCAACTATCTTATAAACAATCTAACTGGAAGAAACGCTACGAGTATTTTGTAAAATTATTAGAAGGTAATTATGCAATTTTTTAAATTTAAAGATGCAATTCGTTCTTGGTCTAACTGGGTATTAGCAGGTGTTGTTGTTACCCCTATCCTTGATGCGAATGTACAAGCGGTAGCTGATTTACTACCTGAGAACTGGAAACCTTATTTTGTTACAGCTCTTGGTTTAGTTGGTTTAGTTGTGCGACAAATTAAACAAAAGTAAGGAGAACTTATGTCTTGTTGTGTTCCTTGCAAAACTGAAACTGTTTATGAAAATCGTAAGCAGGAAAAGAAAGAAGTGGAAGAATGTAAAAAACGTTTGGAAGCTACTGAAGAAGAGCTTAAAAAAGCTCAGGCTGAAGCTCAAGCAGCAAAAGATAAGTTAGATGAGCTTAATGCTAAATCTCATTGCTGCCCTACTGTAGATATTGAATCTATCAGTAAAGTAGGTAATGAAGCTTTAGTAACATTCAGTGATGGTACTTATATGACAGTACCACTTGAATTTACTCATGGTTTGGATGCAGAAAAACCTCTCAGTATTATGGCTAAATTATCTAAACGTATTGACGATTTAGATGATGCAGTTAAAGGTTTATCAGATAAACTAGATGCTCAATCAAAATTGTTTGTTAAACTAACTGATTTAGTTAAAATTAACAGTTGTGGTGAAGAAGCTCCATTCTTAGGTGTAGATATTAAAGTTGCAAAAGAGGTAGCTGATGAAAACAGTTAATCTAAATATTAATGGTTGTTTACCTCAAGTACATGATGGTCGTGATGGTGTAGATGGTAAATCTGCTTATCAACAATGGTTAGACTTAGGTAACAAAGGTACAGAAGCTGATTTCATTGAATCTCTTAAAGGTGCTGACGGTATTATTGGTAAAGATGGTGCTGAAGGTCCTAAAGGGGATAAAGGTGATAAAGGCGACAAAGGTGATACCGGTGAACAAGGTCCTATTGGTCCACAAGGTTTACAAGGTGAAGTAGGTCCTCAAGGTCCTCAAGGTGTTGAAGGTCCGAAAGGTGAACGTGGTGACATGGGTATCCGTGGTCCTGTTGGTCCTGCTGGTAGTGTAGGTAAGTCTGCTTATCAATCTTGGTTAGATAATGGTAATACAGGGACTGAAGCAGATTTCCTAAATTCATTAAAAGGACCAAAAGGTGATTCAGGTGAATCCGGTAACACAGGTGATTTCTGTACTGCATTCGATGCTCTTCCTGAAGTAGCATGGAAAAAAGGTACTACCATTATTGCAAAACAAGATGGTGCATGTGTACGTTTAGCAGCATTAGATTCTATCTTCCAAGAAGTTGGTGTGGGTATCACAGCTGACAAAACTAACGGTTTAGTTAGCGATAACTATAAAGTTGTTGTAACCGTATCAAATACCGGTGAAGGTAAGAATGAGCTAACAAACTTAAATATTGTAGGTCCTGCGAATACAGCTGATTATGAAATTAAAGATGTGAGCTTTACTAAATCTGAAGCAGATGAAGTTGAACAAGTGGACAACCTAACTTATAACATTCGCGGTCTTAAAAAAGGCGGCACTGTTAAAGTTAAATACACTGTAGTTCCTAAAGTAAAAGGTACGTTCCAGTTCACCGCAGCTGTAAATCCTAACTCTGCGTTAGATAAAGACTTAGGCAATAACAATGCTACTATTATCTTGCGTTCTGACACAGCGTCTAAAGCTGTTACAGGTGAGAACTGTCCAGCTATTACCATTAAAGAGAAAGCATCAAATGCGACGCTTGTACAAGTAGCTGGTACACTTAATAGTAACACAGGGCATTTTTTTATCCCTGTAGAGTATCGTGACATCCCTAGAACTGAGTACAGTAACGTATTTAAAACTCGTAAGAGTTTACAAGGATTGGTATTAACTTGCGATGCTGAAGTTACTGCTATAAGCCGTGGTGAAAAGGTAGGCAGAAGTAATACAGGGCTTGGTACTGACAGCGGCTCTGTTTATACATCCGTTGCCGGTGACATTGGCACAGCAACAACTTCGAATTTGCGATTAAATCCTGACGCCACTCATGTAAGAACCACAGACTCAATCAGTGTTTCCGGAAATGAAATTACTGTGACTGAGGATATTACAGAGTTAGCGTTATTGATTAGACCGCGCGGAGCTAACTGTTATTGGCAAGCATATCTACTCTTTAGTGAAACCGACCCGGATTTAGAGAGTATCACTCTTACTAATTTGAATGGCGGAACATTAACAGAAGTTAAAACGCCTAAGAGCAAAGGTAACACGGTAGTTAAATCCAACATCGTAGGCACTGGTTTAACAGATTTATCCGTTATCTCCGGTGGATATGTAGAAAAACAAGTTGTTACTGTTAAGAAAGGAACTGCAGCTACTGCTACACTTGATTTCGGTAATCTAACAAAATTCTACTCATCAGGTCTAGTAGAAATTACAGCGAACAGCTTAACTGTGTCGGCTAACGCTACACCGTCTGACAGTATCCGTTCAACCTACTTAGATGTAATCATTGAGGAATAATTATGGCATATACTCAATCAAGTTGTGGATGTACTAAACCAGAAGAAACAGGTAACCGTTGCTCTTTACGCAAGATTAAAAGTATTGCGAAATCAGGTGACTACGTTATTGTTACATTTGACGACTGTACATTCTTAAAAGCTAGTTTCAATGTAGTAGATGATACTTTTGGAGGTACTACTTTACCTAAACTTCCAGAAACAGATACTGAATTGAAAAAAGAAGTTGATAGCTTAAAAACCAAAGTTGATAAGCTTGGTTCAAAAGAGGACAAAGATACTGTTTATGATGATTCTGCTTTAGTTAAACGTATTGAAACGTTAGAAGCTAAAGAAGATAAAGATACAATCTTTGACCCAACAGAATTAGTAGAACGTACTACTAAAGTAGAAGCCCGTGTGAAAGCTTTAGAAGATACGCCTGCTGGTGATAAAGTAGATACTACTCAATTTGTTCGTAAAGACGAATTAGTAGATGTACAAGACTTTGAAGGTAACACTTCATTCCGTGCTATTCCACCTATTCCACGTAGACCGGAAGCAGCATAATCTCGTAGCCCATTAGGGCTACTTAACTTAATCTAAAATAGGAAAAAACAAATGGCAGTTATTCAACTAATGCATAAAAATGAAGTTGGTAAAACAACTGAGGTAGTAGGCGGTCACGTTGAAATTAAGATTAACAACGAAGGTAACGTTAAATTTGAACGTACTGAAACTGGTTTAAAAGGTGAAGTTGCTTTACCTGAAGCCAAAGTTGTAATTACTAAAGTAGAAATCGTAGATGGTAAAATTAAAGTTACTAAATCTGATGAAACTACTGAAGAATTACCATTACCAGCTCAAGCTGTTGATGTTAAATTACAAGGTGCTGAATTAACCGAAGATAACAAGTTAAAACTAACGTTATCTAACGGTGACATTCTTGAAGCAGATTTAGCTAAATTTGTAGATGCTCCAAAAGCTGCTGCAGATTACTGGACTGAAATCAAAGCATTACCTGATTTCAAAGCTACTGTTGTTGAATTAATTAAATCACCTGAAGTTAAAGCAGCATTGCTTGAAGTTCTTAAAGGTGATGAAGTACAAAATCTTAGCGGTGAGACTAAAGGCTACTTACTTGCTAAATAATCTAATATGGGGGAGCAATCCCCCTTTGGAGTATAAATGAAAGTAGTACAAGACCTAGACTTACATGATGAAGATTTTATTGTTGAGAACAATAAAGTACGTACTCGTAAAGTAGTTAAAAGTTATAAATTAGACTTTGCAGTAGGTAAAGATATCGTTACAACAAATAACCCTGTGGATTATGACAAACAGGAACGCAGACAGCTTACTGTTATGGATGGTATGGGTAAAATCCACATAGACATTAAAATGGTTAAAACTATTGGTCCTCGTCAAATGTTGCTTAAATTGCCACCTGATGCACCTAAGAACTTAGAGTTGATTGAAACTCAACTATTGGATGGTACTTCAGTGTGGTTGGATAAAGGAAGTCCATGGGTTATGGGTAATGGTCTAAAAGCAGGTCAAAGATATATTTTTGATTTAATAGGATTCTTTGGATGATGAAAGTAGCAGAAGTCTCAGAACTTCACCCTTCAGATTTTACAGTAGAAGATGGTAAGGTTCGTGTACTTAAAGCATATAACTGGTATATGGCAGAGTTTGCTTTAGACAAAGAATTTATGACTACTGAAAATCCAAGGGCATACCTAGACCCTCAGTATAGAATGTTATCTGTGTTAGATGGTACAGGTAAAACACATTTAGAATTTAAGGTACTTAAAGATATCCCTGATGGTTCAGTAATCTTTAAACTACCTGAAGACGCACCGAATAATCTAGACAAAGCAAGTGCTCAAACTTGGGATGGTGGATTAATTTGGTATAACAGTAATAACCGAAATATCTATGGTAAAGGTCTTAGAGCTGGACGTTCTTATGCTATAGATTTAATAGGATTTTTTGGAGATTAATATATGGCAGAAAAAATTGTATTTGGTGCTGATATTGATAACGTAACCATTAAAAATGTTAATGGTGTATTAGTAGCTGTAGGTGGTACAGAAGCTGCTGAAAATGAAGTAGAAACTCTTTCTGCTTATACATCCCCAGTAGAAGATGATGAACACTATGTAGAAACTACACGTCAATGGTTACGCCATAAACCTACACAAATGATGTGGGAAGCTAAGAAAATAGAACGTAAACCTCGTTCAGCACCTGTAAATGAGAGTCTTACTGACCCTATTACTGCAGATGTTACTATAGAAGGCAGTACTATTAAAGTGACTCCTCGTAATATCTACAATAAATCTGCTATTGATGGTTATGATGTATCTTTAGGTACATTGGATGGATTCAACCGAGTAGAGTTTAGTAAATCAGATTACCCAAATGCTAAAGCTTTCAATGAAGCTCATGCAAGTAAAACTTTTACAGTGACTACTAATAAACGTTTTGCTACATCTAACGGTCATCCATTAGTTAAACCTACTGAAATTCAAGTAGCATATCCTACACTTCCATATTTAGAAGGTACAGCTAAAGTAGATATGGAACATTCCGCATACTTAATAGTTGCAGAACTTAGATATAGTGCTATTGCAGCGACTAACCCTGAAGTTAATTCGAACCCAGCTTTTTATAATGATTTACAGAATGCAATTTCTAATTTAGATGTTAGTAATATCAAAATGCGGTATGAATTGCTTACATCTGAGGGAAATACTTTGACCGGTGAAGTTAGTGTCGATGCTGATACTTATAGAGCTAATAGTGGTAATCTAGTTGTATATAAAAATAATGTTCCTGATTATATTAATCATAGTATTAAGCATGAAAAATGGTCTCTTGACCCTATTACATTAGAAGGCTTCTACACTAAGTTTCGGGTCACATTTGAACCTTATGAAGATACTAATAACTTCTAGGGAGTAACCTATGAAAATCCTAAAATGGCTATACGGAGTTGATACACGCAATGTACGTATCTATAACTTAGGATTCCATTCTATATGGTTCATGCTCTGTATGAGCCATATCTTTGGAATCATTGAGGTAGACCTACCTAATACATTTGAACCAAAATTTACTACGGTGGTTTGGTTGTTATTAGCTTGTCTACTTACCAGTGTTGTAAGTATTGCTCCGGTTTCTTACTGTAAGAATCGAGATTTATATAAATATATTTCTCTTTTACTTGGTGCGTTAATCGAATTTATCATAGCTTATAAATATGTAACTATTTATCCACCATTGAACCCTATGGTAATTGTATCTACCTATTTAGGTTTCTGGTTCTTAGGTGGAGCTTTATTCGTCAAACAAGATAAGAAGGTAAATTATGGAGCTACTAACTGAACACTTTCCGCTTGTTATGGTTATAAGCGGTAGTTTCCTTGGCTCTATTAAATCCTCAATGGACGAAAATAAGTATACTTTTAAACAAAGATTAGTAAATTTTTTGATTGGTGTATATTGTGGCATCTCTTTAGGATTAACCTATATGACTACAATCGAAACTGGTTATCTTGGTTTGATAGCTCTTACTGGTGCAATGATTGGAACAAACATTCTTGAGGTGATTTCCGACTTAGCTCCAGAATTAGCCAAGAAATTCTTAAGGGACAAATTTGAATGAGTTTTAAATTAAGCAGTAAATCTCTAAATAAATTAACCAATGTTCATCCTGATTTAGTCAGAGTAGTGCAAAAAGCTATTGAGCTTTCTACTACTGATTTCTCAGTTACAGAGGGTGAACGCTCATTAGCACAACAGCAAGCTAATGTGAAGAAAGGCGTAAGTCAGACATTAAAATCCAAGCATCTTAAACAAGACGATGGATTTGTTCATGCAGTAGACTTAGTACCTTACCCTGTAAACTGGGAAATAAATGCCTTCTATCCTATTGCATTAGCAATGCAACAAGCAGCAGAAGCTCTTAACGTGAATATCCGTTGGGGTGGATGTTGGGCTAAGCTAAATGGAGATAAACGTTCTCCAATGCGAATGGTGAAGGATTACAGTGATGCACGAAGAAAAGTTGGGAATAAAGTATTTATTGATGCCCCACACTTTGAAATCGTTGAATAATATTATATCATCTACATTGGTTCAAAAGAGCCAATAAACAGAAGGAAAAACAAATATGGCAATTTTACGCTATGAAGAACGTGTACGTATTGAACGTGCAAATGGTTTACGTAAACCAGACCAATGCGTAGAAGGTGGATGTGGTTGTTCAGTTTACGGTAGTGATGAAGCTTATAAAGGCAAATCATTCTCTGATATCGCTGCTACCCCTTTACGTCAAAATGCAGTATGCCCTCATCCTAAAATGGTTGTACCTGTTACTGGTGCATTTGTTGTGGAAGAACCTGTTAAAGTATTTAAACCAGAATACAAAGACCCTGCTTACCAATTAGTAGATGGCAATCCTTGTGATGGTCGTTTAGTCGGTGTAGTAGAAACTATCTCTGATTCTGACCGTAGTACTGTAACAGTTAAACAAGCTCATACTGTAGTTACTCACGATGTTAAAGTTGAAGATACTGCATTCGATGAACCTAACGAACGTCCTGTAGTAACTTCTACTATTAAAGCTGACGCTGAAGCTACTCAACCAGTTGCAGTAAATGCTACTGAAGCCGAAGAAGTTCCATTATCAGAAGTATCTGATGGTGAAAATTCAGGTCGTAAACCTCGTGGTAAAAAAGCTGAGAAAGCTGATAAGGCTGACAAAGCGGATAAGGCAGATAAGGAAGATAAAGCAGATAAACCTGTTGAAAAACCTGCTGCGGAAACTCCGGCAGCTCCAGCACCTGCAGAAGGTACTGATGGTCTTAATAATCAGACTAATGGCGACCACCTTTAATATCTAATATAGCCCTAGCAATAGGGCTATTCCTCTAAGGATTGTTATGCAAGATAATACAAATGTTGAAAGTAGCACTACAGACAAGGTACAACAGTTAATATCTGTATTGTCTGGTAGAACTGCAGAAAAGCTAACTAACTGGAAGAAAGAACCTAAAGTTGAAGACCTTATGGGGGACTATAGACAAGCACTCCCTGCACATAAGTATCACATTAGTCGTATTCAGAACTGGCTCAATCTGCTTAATCCAATTACCGATAAAACTAAAATCAAATCCGGTAGAAGTGGTGTTACATCTCGTATGGCACGTAAGCTTGCTGAATGGCGATATAGTGCATTAGCAAGTGCTATCTTAAATGAACGTAACTTATTCCAAGTTACAGCTTCTAGCCCTAAATTTATTGAGGCTTCTTTCCAGAATACTCTGGTTCTAAATTACCAATTTAATACCCTTATTGATAAAGTACATTTCATTAATACCTTGGTTCGAACTATGGTAAATGAAGGTACTGCTATTGTTCGTGTAGGTTGGGAAGTAGAACAACAAACCAAAGAAAGAGAAATCCCAGTATACGAATACATCGAAGCAGATGAGCAAGGTACTATGCTTATCATGCAAGCATTAGAACAGATTAACCAAGAACAACAACAGACTGGTGTTACTGATAGTGCAGAAACAGAAACTTTCAAGAATGCTCCACCAGATTTACAAGAAAGCTTAAAAGCTACTTATGAATACGGTATGCCGGTTATTGCACAAGATACAGGACAAACTCAGATTATTTCTGAAGTTGTATCTACTAAAAATAGACCATCTGTAAAAGTAATTAATAATGCTGATTTAGTGATTGACCCAACATGTGAAGGTGATTTCTCTAAAGCTAAGTTTGTTGTATATAAGTACCAAACTGATTTATCTACTCTTCGTATGATGAACCAGAAAGCTCCAAACACATACAATAACTTGAAATCACTTGATGCAGATGCACCTGTAGATTTAGGTGATATTAACACTCTTGCTGCACTTCCTAATGAAGTATTTTCTGACTTGTTAGATAACAACCAGAACATTGAAAAAAGTTTTAAATTTAAAGATGAAGCTCGTAAACAAATTACAGTATATGAATATTGGGGATACTGGGACATTGATGGAACAGGTATTGCTCAAGCTATTTGTGCGACTATTGCTGACGGTAAGTTTATTAAACTGGAAAGAAATCCATTCCCTGATAACGAATTACCTTTCGTAGTTATCCCATATTTACCAGTAAAAGAATCTGTATATGGTGAACCAGATAGTGAATTAATCCAAGATAACCAACAAATCTCTCAAGCTTTAACAAGAGCTATGGTAGACATTAATGCTCGTTCTGCTAATGGACAAGTAGCAATGCCTAAAGGATTCTTGGATATTGTAAATAAACAAAGATTCAATCGTGGTGAAGATTATGAATATAATCCAGTAGCTCATCCTGCAGATGCTATTTATATGCATACTGCAAATGAATTACCTCAATCTATGTTGGCTTTCCAACAAATGCAATATGCAGAAGCAGAAGCGATTACAGGGGTTAAATCATTTAGTGGTGGTATTGATGGTAATGCCTATGGGCAAGTAGCTGCCGGTATGAGCCAAGCGGTAACAGCGATTAACCAACGTGAAGGTGATATCATGTTCCGTATCTCTAAAGGTTTAGAGAAAGTTGGTAATAAGATTCTTGCTATGAATATGGAATGGTTAAATGAAGAAGAAGTTATCTCACTTACTCAATTCCAATTTGTTACTATTCGTAGAGAAGATTTAAAAGGTGATTTCCATTTAGCAGTTAAAATTAAATCTAATAGTGAATCTGAAGGTAAAGCACAACAACTTACTTTCATGGCTCAAACATTAGGTGAATCTGCAGACTGGGGATTACGTAAGCTTATGTTGATGGAGATTGGTCAATTATATAACTTAGATACATTTGTATCTGCTCTTAAAGACTATGAACCACAACCTGACCCAATTCAACAAGAAATGGCTCAAGTACAACTTGAACTTGAAAAAGCTAAACTTGCTAAAGAACAAGCTGAAGCTGAATACTATCAAGCACGTTCTGCGTTTATTGATGCTCAAATCGGTAACACTCAAGCTGATACTGACCTTAAAGCTCTTGACTTTATGGAACAACAAGAAGGTGTTAAACACGCTCGTCAAAGAGAGATTGTTCAAGCTCAAGCAGAAGCACAAAACAAAGGTAAGATTGCTACTGAACTTCTTAAAGGACAAAATGCTTTACAAAAAGCTCAGATGGATAATGATACTAAAAAAGCTGTGGCTGATGCTAAAGGTGATAGTAAAGAGGATAAAAAACCAAAAAAGCTATCACAAAGAGCACAAAATCGTGAAAACGCTAGACAAGCACAGAATAATTTAAGAAAATTGCCAAATCCTGAGCTAGGTGCTGTTCCAGATGGATTATTCAAAGCAGACGGTTTAGGTAACTATATTCGTGGTGATGGCAATACTGTACAGAACCAAATCTAATAGACTAACATAAGAGGACTATAAAATGGTTGAAGATAACCTAATTGAACAAATTGAACGTGAACGTAAGAACCAAGCACTTATCTTAGAACGTGCTGAAGCATTATGGCGTTTAATGGATAATCCAGATTTCAGATTAGTATTTCGTGATTATTATCAAGGTTTATACTTACAACGTATTGTAAAAGAAGACCTAGCTACAGCAACTGCAGATATTACTAAACAGTCTGCAGTAGACCGTATTAAATCTATTGGTTTATTTGACCAATTTATTAAACAACTTGATTCAGAAGGTATGTATGCAAAATCATTTATTCAAGCTTCTGATGAAGAGTTAATTGCAGCTTATACTGATACTGACAGAGGTTAATATGTCGGAGTATAAACTTCCTGAAAGTGTGTCATTATTGACACGTGAAAGTGTGAAGCATAAAGTAGAGTTACATAATCTTATTGCTAATGGTGGAGCTAATTCCATTGATAGTTTAGAGAACTATCTACATCTTAAACTTGTTGAGTTAAAAGATAGATATGAACGAGATAAAGACTCCTCTAGTGAAGATTACTTAAAAGGTATTAAAAGTCAAATTGACAATGTAGAACGAGCTATTCATGAAATAAGACAATATGAGAATTATATTACTAATGAACATTGTCTTAATATTACTAAGCTTAATCGCATTGATGAGTTTAAAGCACTGTTAGCAAATGACCATGCTTGGACTCGTTCCGGATACCTATTAAAAGAATTTGAGGTCTAATAATGACTACTGAAAATACTACGAATCAACCTGTAGAAGTACAAGATAATTTAGACATTGGTTCAGTACTAGCAAGTGCTACCGATGAACAACTAGAAAATGTAGATACCTTTGAAGAGTTTATGGCTCAACAAGGTGTACAACCTGAACAACCTAAAGAACAGGAAGAAACACCTAGTGATAACCAAGCTCCAGAAGAGACTACTAAAACTTCAGAATCTGAACCAGAACAACTAACTGGTGAAGCAACTGAAGAAACTACTGAGCTTACTGATGCAGAGTTCAGACAACTTGTTACTGCAAGTTTCAGAGCAAATCATCAGGATGTACAAGTAGATAATCCTGACGACATTAGAAAACTAATGCAATTCGGTATGAACTATCACAAGAAGATGGGTGAACTAGCTCCACACCGAAAAATTTTAAAATCGTTAGAACAAAATGGTTTACTAGAAGCAGACAAGATTAATTTCGCTATTGACCTACTTAAAGGTGATAAAGCAGCAGTTGCTAAATTCCTTAAAGACCAGTCAATCGACACTTATGAATTGCCTGACTTAGAAGAAACCCCGTATCAACAAAAAGACTATTTACCTACTGATGAACGTGTAGCATTTGATGAAAAGACACAAGAGTTACAAGGTTCTGAAGCTGGTCAGCGTGTATTAAGCTATGTTAAGAATTTGGACCAAGATAGTTTCTATGAAATCTATACTAATCCAGTTATTCTAGATAACTTACAACGTCATGCTGAAAATGGTTTAATGAACGATACACTCGCTGTTCTTGAAAAAGAATATGCACTAGGTAAAGTTCCTGCAAACATTAAGCCTATTGATGCTTATGGTTTTGTAGCAGAACAACTTCAAAAGCAAAATCCAAGTAAGTATGAGCCTAATTACCGTGCTCCAAAAGTAGTAGGTAATAACTTGGCTCAGAACCAAGCACCTAAACAAACAGCTCCAAAAGCTCCGTCTAGTGCTGGTATTCCTAACAATACTCAAGCTCCACAAAGACAACAATCTTATAGTGGTATTGATGCGTTGTTAAATGCTGATGAAAATGAATTAGCTAAATACAACAGTTGGGAAGAATACTTACAAGCTAACAATATTAATTTTTAAGGTAACAAATTATGGCAGTTAATTCTCCAATCGACACTGCAACACAAGCAGATGTAAACACTATGGCTAATGCCCATGCTCCAAGTATTGGTTCACCACGTGCTAACTTATACAATGACCCACAAGGTCTACGTGGTACTCCAGTACAATCTTCTGTTGGTTCACAACAATATGAACGTATTTTCTATACAAAGAAAATCATTCCAGCATTAGCAAAAAAACGTAAATTCTCTAAATTAGCAGATACTATCGCAATGCCGAAGAATCAAGGGCAACGTATCCGTGCTGAAGTAGATATTCCTTTACTTCATGATGCTAACTTAAACGACCAAGGTATTGACGCACGTGGCGTACATATCCGTAATGGTAACTTCTATGGTTCTTCTAAAGATATCGGTAAAATCTTAGGTGCTTTACCTGTATTAACTGAAGAAGGTGGTCGTGTAAACCGTGTTGGTTTCTCACGTGCATGGACTGAAGGTACATTTAACAAATTTGGTTTCTTCTTCGAATATTCTCAAGATTTAGAGAATTTCGATTCAGACCCACAAATTGTTTCTCGTATGTATCAAAAAGCTATGGAAGCAGCAGAACAATTAACTGAAGACTGCTTACAAGCTGATTTATTAAACGGTGCAGGTACTATCGTATATTCAGGTAATGCTATCTCTGATGATACTATGGACCAAACTTCATTAATCTCTTATCAAGCGATTCGCCGTTTATCTCGTGCATTAGACGATAACCAAACTCCACGTGAAACCAAATATATCTTTGGTTCAACTAACTTAGATACTCGTACTGCAACTACTTACCGTACTTTATTCGTAGGTCCTGAAGTTCTTAATATCTTAGAACAAATGAAAGACCATTTTGGTAACCCAGCATTTATTCATGCTCACCAATATGGTGCAGGTATCTCTAAACTTATGGAAGATGAAGTTGGTATCATCGACAAATTCCGTGTAGTTTATGTAGAAGGTATGTTAGGTTGGATGGGTGCAGGTGCTGCAGCAGACCCACAATTCGGTCTTGCACAAGAAAATGGTAAATACAACATTTACCCAGCATTATGTATTGGTACAGATGCATTTACTTGTATCTCATTCGATGGTTCAAATGGTGTGAATAACAAATTCCAAATTCATCACCAAAAACCAAATCAATCTTACAGCTTGTTAGACCCATACGGTGAAATTGGTTTCGTATCTATTAAATGGTGGTACGGTATCATGTTCAAACGTCCTGAACGTATCGGTGTTATCAAAACTGTAGCTCCAATGTAATATTGGATTAACTTATAGGGGTTCACTCGAACCCCTTATTTCCTAGAAGAACAGAATAGAAGGAACGACAATATGTCTATTGAACAATCAAATGTAAACGTATCTACTGATGAAGTGGAAATCAACGAACGTGATTATTGGAAAGAACAAGCGAATATTCGTGGTGTATCTTATGCAAACAATATCACTACAGTGAAATTAAAAGAATTAGTGCAAGCTCGTATTGCAGAGCAAGAAGCTGCTAATTCAGGTGGTACTAGAGGTCGTCAAAGCTTAGAGAAATTAGCTCCAGAAGTATTAGCTAATATCGACAAAGCTACTGCTTTAGTACGTTTCCAAATTAATGTATTAGACCCAAGTAAACAAGACTGGACTGCTATTACTGTAACTGCAGGTAACGCTAACTTCTCACCAATTAGACGTGTAATTCCTTTAAATGCTCCTGTATGGCATGCAGAACGTATCTTAGTAGAAGTATTGAAAACTATGAAGTATGCTCATCGTAAATCTGAAAGACATCCTCGTTTACGTCAGCATATTGATAATATGTCCAAACCTAAGTATTTACCATGCTTTAATATTGTAGAACTTCCTCCACTTACAGAAGAAGAATTAAAAGCACTTGCTGAACAACAAGCGGTAAACAATACTGGACAATCTGAAAACGATTAGTAACAATAGCCTAGTTAGTTTAAAAATTAGCTAGGCTTTTTTAATGGAGATTATATGACAGACCTTAATAAGTTTTTAGGTACACCTGTTACCGGTATTGGTAAACAATACGATGTATCTGAATTTGCAAATAATAACCTTACTGGTAATGCTGTAGTCGATAGATTTATCAATATGGCTGGGGCTAAAGCCATTAAACCATTTGATAATGAAGGTAACCATATTGGTGCAGGTTATGAATTTGACAGAATAGTAGATGGTGATTCAGGTTTTGCTACTTCTGCTCAAGCATGTAAAAACATTTGGTTATGTGTACCAAATATCAATGTTCCAGATAGTGTAAAGAATTTAGGTTTTGATGCTGAAGATGGTACAAAGTATAAATGGAAAACAGTTGAAGATGTAAATAAAATTGCTGACGAAATTGATAAAATTCCTGATGCTCATCAATTGGTTCAATTCTTATCCGATGCATATAAACAAACTGAAATTTTTGATTTACTCAATCCTAAGTTACAGAAAGCTATTACGGATTATCGTGATAAGTATCCACTTCGTACTATTGAAGATTATGCTGACTTATCTGCTTACTTGAATGCACCTTTCAAAAAACTTGATATTGAAGTTGCTACAGAAAATGAAGAACTCAAAAAGATTCTAGAAGCTTTAGATAAGCTTGGTTTAGAAGACCTAGATATTCCTTTAGTCAAAGTAGAAAACACTGACCTTACTACAAGAGAAGTAGACGGTACAGGTGTATTTGATTTCATTGGTTCAAGTGTTATGAACCAGTTAGAAATGATGACTAATAGAAACCTTATTTCCAAAGCTGATGTAGCAAATGTGTACTCTACTTTATTGGTTCAAGGCTTACAAACTTCTGCACAATATGCGTTAGAGAAAGCTAATATCTTGAATCAATCTTATGCTATGAGAGTTCAAGCAGTACAAGCCGCAGTAGCAGTATTACAAGCTAAAGCTAATATGTTAATGTTACCTATTCAGTTACGTTTACAATATGCTCAGTTAGAAGCTCAACTTAAACAAGTAGAATTATTGAAAGTACAGACTGAACTTGAAAAAGAAAAATATCCTCAAATCCAAGCTCAAACTGATTTAATCTTGGCTCAAACTGATGCACAAAGAATTCAAAATGAGCAACTTAAAGAACAAGCTTATATTCTTCAAGAGCAAGTTAAACAAGCCGGTATTGCTACTCAATTACAAACTTTACAACTTGACCAACAAGCTCTTGCAAATAATAAACTTGTTGAAGATACCAAACTTACTGATGCTCAAACTCAATTACAACTTAAACAGGTAATGTTAGCAGATGTTCAAAAAGTACAAGCTAAAGCAGCTATTAAACTCCAAGCACAACAACTCGAAAAAGAGAAAGAAGGTTTGGCATTGGTTAAAGCACAAACTGCTGCAGCATATGCTCAATTAGCTGCGTTAGAAGAGCAAATTAAAGCTGCTAAAGCTCAATATAATGACCGTATTGATGGTAAACCTGTTGGCGGTGTATTGGGTGCTCAGATTGCTGTAAACAAAGCACAAGCTGTAGGATTTGAACGTGATGGTTTCATTAAGTTTATGAACCAAGCACAATCAGGTTGGGCTGCGAAGAAAACAGCAGATATTGCTACTATGGCTCCATCTTCATACTCTGCACTTGGTATTGACCGTATGATGACATGGGCAGCACATAAAATGTTTAATATGCCTATTGATACATTTGCAATGCCAGATGGTTATGCAGACTATATTACTGATGATGAAATGGATGCTAAAGTTGCAACCAAAACATCAGCAAATAACCATAAATAGGAGTAACTAATGGGGTTAGGCACTACAAGGTATTATCACTATTTCACTCAGTATTCTGATGAAATCAATGGTAACTATATGTCAGACCCTATTGCTACTTATGCAGCAGCAGCCGTAGCAAAGGGTGATGATATTGGTTCAAGTGTTGTAGAAGCTTTACAACAAGGTAGAGGTGTACACCTTAGAAGATATTACCAATATGCACGAGCAAGATTTGGTAATAGATTCTGGAATTGGAATTTAAAGACTCTAACCGGTAATACTGCAGGTACAAAGCTTGATAAGAAAATGGCTAAGATATTTATTCCAAGTTCTAAGCCATATACTTATATTGCATCTACAACACCTGAATACCATAAACTTGGTCCATACTTGAACCAACGAGTAAAAGATACTTACGGTATTGATGAGTTCAATGATACTTACAATGGTAAACAGTATGAAGCTACTGCTGTAAATAAAACTGATAAAGGTGCAACAGTACTCAGAACTGTATCTGAACCAAGAGAATACTTGTACTTGCCTGACTTACCTGAACCTAGTATTGGTGTAATTTACTGGGACTATTCTGAACCAGAATATAAATCTTCTACTACATCTAGTGAGATTTATTTTGAAGAAAAGATTCCTAGTGGATATCCTAAAACTGTCGGTAATAAAGTTCTTCTTAAAGAATGGGCAGAAGCATATAACCCATTTGGTGATAGTGAATCTGGTTCTGTTTATATGGATTCTAAAACTGAAGAAGAATTAGATAAAGAACAAGATACTGAGTCTAAAATTAATATTAACTATACTCGTAAGATTTACCGTAGATATGCAGAAGTTAAAAAGATAAATACTCATAACTTTGGTAGTGGTGACCCAGATTATACTTATGATTATATAATTACTACTGAAACATATGAAATTACATATAACAAAGAAAGCTTTGCTTATATGACTGAATCCGGTTTAACTAATTCATCTGCATTAAAGTTTTTTATGGATAGTCGAAAAGACCCATCAAGAATTTCAGCGGGTGAGATATCTTCAAAAACTGACCCAAGTGTATTTAAGTTATATCCGTATCTTCCTGTAAAAGATTTTGGTGAAGATGCTTGGGAAGAAACTTGGTTAGTCCCTAAACTTGGTCCTAATGATGAGATTGTAAAACTTCAACGCATTATTGATGAAGCTTTGAAAAAACAAGCTGAAGATAAACAATATCAAATAGACCATGAACCAAACCAATCTAATCCAAGATTAAAATCTATGGATAAGAAATCAGATAGAAAAGATAGTTCTAAACTCTATACTTATAATGGTCAGCAATACACACTTAGGGCTTTACAGAGACGATTAGATAGATACCTTTCGCAAAAGCGTAAGGTTAAGTTTAATAAGTTACACAACCCTGCTAAAGAGTTATCTGAAAGTGCTACCAAAAGACATATTGATAATCTAGCTGAAATGCTTGGTTTAGATTATGAAGCTATTGCATCTAGTATGATTGCTGATAAGAACTATCAAAATGGTACAACAAATACTAGACAACGTTCTATTATGTGTTCTGTAAACTTCTCTTCTAACATTGCAGAGATTCAAGCGTATTGGTTCTATATGATTAAACGCTTATACAGGCTCTATGGCGAAGAAAGAGACTTTGCTGAATGGAATGTAGCAGTAGCTAATGCTACCAGTCTCTACGACCTTCCTATGAAGCATTTTACATGGAAAAATCAATCAGGCTTAGATTATGGTGGTATGTCATGGATGTATATCCGTAAGATTGAATTGAATGGTTCATTACGTAAGATTAAACGTTATCGTAGATTAAAAGAAATTAAACGTGGTAAACCAATCACAATAAATAGTATTGATGAGTTGAAGTCTCTTATTGAACCTCCAAAAGAATTTGCAGAAGATACTTATCATACTTCTAAGAATGGTACTCAACATAACATTGGTGGACAGAAGTATACTACTTCTGGAACATTTGATAGAAATTTAGATATTGGTACTGTGTTCAAAGACTTTAACTATACATTCTTCTGTAAAGAAGGTAATAATGGTAAACTTGAAGTTTATGCTGTAGCTGGTTTATGTTTCTATTCTAAGATGATTCAAAAGATTCATTGGGCTACTGCATGGTTTGACTTAAGTTTACAGTATGCTAGAAATCATAATAAATATGTTCCTAAGAAGAAAGATTTTGAAGCTACCTATGATATGAAACATCGTATCAGTAAACGACATTACTATATTACTCGTATGTCCCATTTTGGTGTGATGCCGGTAGATTATAATGTTATTCGTAGGGTTGGTGGTGCAGAACTTGAACGTATGTCACAACGTATTCCATTGTTATACGGTTTTACTCATACAGAAAGTAAAGGTAAAGCTAAATGGGTTAAGATTGTAATGCATGTGGTTCAAGCAATTATTGCTGTTGTAGCTTTTGTACTATCTTTACCTTCCGGTACTTCATCACTTCCTGCAGGTGCAGCAGCTATTGCAGTTATTGAAGCTTTAATCACTGCTGCAGCAATTTCACTTGTAGTACAACTAGCATTAAAATATGTATTAATTCCTTTACTAAAAATGTTAGGTTTAAATGGTATTGTAGCTATGATTGTTGCAATTATTATTTTAATTGTTGCAATGTATCTAGGTGGGCAAATTCCTAACGGACAATCAGTTTTACCTTATGGTTCAGAAGTAGGTAAACAAACTGCTACACAAGTTAGTTCGGAAGTTGTTAAAAGTACTAGTTCTGTAGTAGATTCTGTAATGAGTTCTATCAATGAAACTCTTAATACTTTTACTACTAATTTATCTACTCTTGCTAAAGCTGCAAGTGGTGTTACTACAGATACTCTTGCTCAAGGTATTCAGCAAGGTTTAGCGAATGCAGCTAAAGAATTAACAAGCATGTCTGCATATAAAGCATTAGGTATGCTTTCTAATGCAGGACTTGAAGCGATTAACTCTAATAATGCAGATAAAATGAAAGCTATTCAGACCCAATCTGAAGAAGAAACTGCAAGATACAATGCAGCTCAGCGTGAATTAGAAGAGTTACAAGAAACAATTAAAAATGCATCTTATGACGTTAAGGCAGTGTTGGAAGCACAGAGAACCAGATTTAGAATGTATGACCCAACGTCATTCTTAATGTCAAATACTACACCGGATACTTATTCGACAACATTCGATTATTTATCTAATTTTATCAACATGAAACTAAATGTAGACCCTGCTACAACAGACGTAGCAATGACACCTGACTTTAGTTTCGTTAATCCTTATAAAACAACATAGAGGTAACTATGGATTTATGGGCAAATAGATTTAATCCTTCTGGATTTTTAACTACTACTGATACGTATGGTACACGTTCTGTAGATAATGGTTTTGGAAATCTATGGGGGGCTTTTGGTGATAACTACCAAAACAATTTTAATGGTGGGGCACTATCTACTGCATTAAGTAATAACGGTTTAAAAATTGGTAATGATTTTAATGATGCAGGTTGGATGAACTTCCTTCAACAGCAAAATCAATTATCTTTAAATGATAAAGGTAATGCTGTTTTAGGTAACGCTTTCCAAAACCAACAAGCATATGATGCATTAAAACTTCAATACCAGAATGGATTAAAGAACGGTACTATTAATGCAAATGGTTCTACTGGATTTGGTGGTACTGACCAATTTGGTAATAAGACTTTTGCTGGTGGCACAGGACTACAATGGGCTGGTTTTGGTGCTAACTTAGGTTTAGGTTTATGGGGTGCATACCAACAACATAAACAAACTAAGCTTGCTCAACAAGCATTTGAAGAGCAAAAAGCTTTACAACGAGCTAACTATAAAATGCAAGCTAAATCGTTTAATAACAGCCTTAGAAACCAACAATCTGGTAGAGGTTTCGTAGGTATGTCTGGTTCAGCTAAACGTACATTAGGTCGTGAATACGATGCAAGAAAAGCAGAGGAAACTTACTAATGGCAATCGAGTGGAAACCTATTGAAGGTGGATTTGGTTCAGTTATGGAAACAGCTTTAGCTCAGTCTAAACAACTCGCTCCACAACAAATAGATATTACACAAGGTTTCGGGGGTAGATTTGTTACCCCTGAAGAATATTATACAGCAAAGAATAATGCTGCCTTATCTGCATTAGATATTGAACCAACAGAACAAACAAGTGCGTTAGGTGCTCTTGCAGTAAATAAACAAGATGTACTATCTCGTCCTACACAAGAAGTATCACCTTCATCTGTAGCATCATCTATTTCTAATGTAGTAGCAGGTACTCCAAATAAAGGTAAATATTCTGCACTCTATGGAGAAAACTTTAATAAGTATGCTCCAATGATTGTTAAAGAAGCACAAGCTCAAGGTGTAGACCCTAATACATTATTGTCTATGACATATATCGAGTCTAAGTTTGACCCTAATGCAGCAAATAGTGCTTATGGTGGTTTACATCAAATCAGTAAATCTCAGCATAGTAAATGGGCTGACCCAGAGTACAATACTCGTGAAGCTTTAAAATTATATAAAGCAAATGAAGCGTATGCCCGTAAACAAGGTATTACATTTGATGTAGGTAATGCATATTTATTCCATCAACAAGGTTTAGGCGGAGCAACAGCTCTATTAAAAAATCCTAACTTGTCTGCAGCAGAAGCTTTAAAGAAAACTTCTCAATGGAAGAATAAAGATGTAGCTTGGATTAATAAAAATGTTATTGAAGCCAATGGTGGTAGAGCTAATATGAGTGCTACTGAGTTTGCTAATTTATGGCGTAATAAAGCTAACGAAGTATATGCAAACGTTCGTGGTAGAGAAGCTCAACTTGGTGGATGGGCTAATTATTTAAATAATAGAGGTTAGTATGGCTGAAATTAAATGGTCAAATGTAGATGGTTCTGCTTTAAATGGTGCAGCATCAAATGCAAATAATGCAGTAAATAACTACGTTAGAACTCTTTTTGGTATTGGTTCAAATGTAGAAGACTTTACTGACAAATTACAAAAACGTTCTGACGAAACTGCAAAGTGGAATCGTAATCAGAATACACAACAAATTATTAGCAAAATGCATGATGCAGATAGTCTTAATGCAATGAACCAACTACAAGCACAAGGAATTGGTAATGCTCAAAATGCTCTTAATCAATTTGGTGGACAAGTAGATTTAGCTGCATTAAATGAAGCAAAAGCTACATGGGCAACAGATACAGAAAAACGTGCTTCTGCTAAAGATAGTTTATTAGATTATTCACCAGAACAGAAAGCACTTATGTCTGAGATTCAGAATGATATTCTTACTGGTAATGTTGAAGGTGCTCAAGCTAAACTAAATAGTAGTAACTTTAGTAATAAACAAAAATCTGATTTAGTAAATAGTGTCTACAAAGCTCAAGAGAATAATAAAGATTTTAATCTCAAGTATGCAGATACTGCTGGTAAGTTTGCTAATTCACAACTTGAGTTCCAAAAAGCACAAGCAGAAGCTCAAAAATATATTAATGATTTCCTTGCTACAAATGGTGATACAGAAGTATCAAGAGCTTTATTAGCAAAAGACCCTACTTACCTTAAACTACAAAGTAACATTGAAGCATTAGGTCAAACTACTAATTTACTTCAATCTCAACTTGATATGTTTGGTTCAAGTAAAATTGTTAATGGTGGTAAGTATGCTCCAAAGCTTCCTACTAATATTGCTCCATCTATAGGTTCTGGTTCAGTTGAACCACCAGCTTCAGTACAACCTACTCAAGAAGCTGTATCAGCACAACAAGCGTTAAACCAAGAAGTCCCTAATAGTGTAACAAGTGTTGCAGAACGTGCAGCTCAAATAGCTACAAACCCTAAAGCACAGGCTACTGAACCAAAAACACAAGATGACTTTGTAGAAGATTTAAATGATTCTGGTTTTACAAGTCGAGTTGCTGACTTAGCTCCAAAAAATATTCAACCTACTATTAACGCTTTACTAGAAGGTAAAATTGATATCAATTCAGAGGATGGACTAAATAAATTAGCTCTTACAGAAGCTTACTTAAATGACAGAATTAAAGCTTACAATAAACGTACTGGTAGTAATATTCAGCCTATTACACTCCCTAGAAGTAAAACTGCTGTAGCAGATTGGCAAAAGAATACAAAAGAACGTGGTGAAGTGTTTGCCAGAGATACGCAATTAGCTCTAGAAGATTTATTCGGTATTAAAAATACTAAGGGTTCAAATGATTTAGACCCAGTTAAAAATCTATATAAAACTGCATTAACTCAAAGTGAATATTCTAAAGATGATAGTAAATATCGTACGAAGAATGATGTACTTGAAGCCCTTAATCAGAAAAAATATGACCAAGGTTGGTTTGATGGTAATGACCTAAAAGAACGTGCAAATAAACTTTTAGAATTATTTGAACCAAAAGAAGTCATGCGTATTATTAATGCTGTTACTGAAAATGGAAGCCGTGAAGCTAATGGTGTAGCTAGTTCACTTACTTCAGGTGATGAGTATGCTCGTCTTGATAATCTTATCCGTGATGTAAATAAAGACCCTAAACTGGTTCAAAAACTTCGTGAAAAAGTAAACGATATTGAAAAACGTCATACAGAAAAAACCAATAGCTTAAGTGCATTAATCCCTGTTGGTCAAGCAGCTACTACAGATGCTTCTGATAGAAATGCTTATGGTAAAGGATACCTTGAATCTAAAAACTCTATTAGTCGTAAAGTAGATTCTGAAATTAAAGCTAAACAAGCAGTAGAAGATTTAAAACAGAAAGCTGAGATTGCAGAAACTAATACTGCTATCAATGATGCTGCAGAAAGATTTCCAGCAGATACATTAAAAGCTTTATTGGAAGAGGGTACATTAGATACCGCTACTCAAATTAAAGCTTATGTAGCTTTAGGTAATAAAGTTCCTACTGATTTAGATGAAAAAGAGTTAGATGAAATCAGAAAAACTCTGTTAGAATTACCGGCAGAAAGACTTAAAACATTGATTCAAAGTAAAGTAAATACTACTACATTAAAGAAAGAAGTAGATAGTTTACGTAAAGAACTGAAAGATAAAGATTTACTAACTTCAGACCTTGAATCTAAACTCAAATCTATTAATTAATGGAGAAGCTTATGGCTGGATTTATTAACTGGAATAATATGGGGAGCATTACTGATACGTCAGATGCTATTGCAGAAAGAGAACAGGCTTTAGAGCCTGTTCAATTTGATAGTAATCTATGGACAAGTCTTGGTATTGCAAATCAACGAGCTATTACTCCAACAGCACCTACTGCATATGAACAGCGTAAAGCGTCCTTAGAAGAAGCTACAGAAAGAAATAAAGCTATCCTAGGGGATAAGTTAGCTCAAGATGCTGAGAAGCGTGATGAGCTTCTTATTGCGTCTGGTGCGGATGAAAATCAAGTTAAACAAAATAGACAGTTACAAACTGAGATTAAAAATAAAGATAGTTTGGAACGTATTGAAAACCATATTGCTTCAAAATCTGACCCATTAAACAAAGTAAGTTTCTTTGATGAAGATTTAGAGAATGCGATTCATAACTTGAGTCGTAATGAAGTTATTGAGTTATACGCAGGTAAACCAGAACTTAGAGATTATATCTTGAGCCAACAAGGTTATGCTGCAAATCAATTAGCTAAAACTGGTTTATATAGTGATAGTGCTGCATCTGTATTTGGTAATGCTGCTTCTGTTGGTTTAGGTGCAGCAGGTGAAGAAGCTGCTTTATTAGACTGGGCTAACTATACTGCTAAATCTCTTACTGGTTCATCTGAAAGTGAGAAGACTAAAGCTATTACAGAAGGCTTATCTAATAAATTAAATAACCTTAGTGATGAGTACAGAGATACTGCTGCTCGTTTATCTGATGAATCTACTGCTGCAAGACAAGAACTTACTGATTGGGAATACGATAAAAAGATTGCTCAACAAAAAATTAATGGTCTTCGTGGTTCAGAAGTTAATCAAGATACTGTTGGCAGAGAATTATCTAAAGTTAAAGACGTATTGTCAGATGGTTATCAAGTTACTAAAGAAATTGCTCAAGAAGTTCCAAGTACTATTGCAACTCTTGGTGTAGCAAAAGGTATCACTTCAGGTGCTAAAGCTGTAGCAAAAGCTGTTTCTAAAGATAAGATTAAATCTAATCTTGCTAAAGAAGAAGCTAAATATATTGCAGAACAAAAAGCTAAAACTGAGCTTACCGAAGATGCTATTAAAGCTACTCCAGAATTTGCTAAAGCTCAGGAAGTTGCTAAGAAAAATATTGATGCAGTATTCACACGTAAATCTCAAAAGCATTCCGGTAAAATTATTACTGGTTGGGAAACTGTAAGCTCTGGTGCTCAAAATGGTGTACCTGCTTATAGTGATGCAGCTTCATTTATCTTGAACCAAGATGATAAATCATTTAAAGAATCTAAAGGCTTTAAAGATTTACAGAAAGAGAATCCAGATATTACTGTAGATGATGCTAAACAAGTACTAGCAAATAAAGCTGGTGAAGAAGCTATGCTTCGTGCATTCTTCTCTTCTGCTACATTAGGTGCTGCATTCTCTAATGCTGAACGTAAACTATTTGATAGATTATTCAAAGGTAAATCTTTAGCAACGATTAAAGAACGTGCTAAATCATTTGGTATTTCTGTTGGTTCAAATGCTGCACAAGAGTTTGGTGAAGAAGCCTCATCTAAACTATATTCTAATCTAGCTATCAATAATGCATTAGGTTACAAAGCTGTTGATGAATCACGAGATGTATTGTCATCTGGTTTATATGGTGCAATTACTGGAGGTGCTACAACCACTCTTACTAATAGTCCTGAACTTATTGGAGCTGGTGCTAAAAAATTAGCAAAAGTTGCTGGAAATAAAATTGCACAATCTGCTGAAAAATCTACTGCTAAGATGCAAGCTAAACAGGTAGAGGCTGAAGCTAAAGAGAACCAATCTCTATTTGGTACATCATCTTATAAAGATGAAGATGGTAATACTGTTGCTGGTCAAAAAGGTGTACTTGGAAAAGACTTTGATGAATCTAATCTTGGTTCCGCTTATAAGAGTGCTATTGATAATTTAGCTAACTCTAGTTCTGTATTAAAAGAAGTAATTGATAGTCATGGAAAAGAGAATTATACACAAACTATCCATGCTCTTTATCAAGGTTATGCTAATGCACGTAAAGCTTTAGAGAATCCAGATAAATTATCTACAGAAGAAGTAGAAGCTTATACTGCATTAAAAGATGCATATGAACAATTTCAAGTAGAAGTTAGTACAGGTGCTGTAAAAGATTTAGCAGATTATAATAATGAACTCTATACTGCTATTGGTGAAATGCATGCAGTAAATGCTGACCCTAATACTACAGATGAACAAAAACAAGCTGCTATTAATAAAGTAAATGAAATTGCTTCAAAAGATGAAGGTTTCCAAAAGCTTGTAAGTTCTCCATTATATGCAATGCTATCTACAGAAGAGAATGCAAATTCTGAAGTTATTAAAGATATTCCTAGAGAAGTATCTTTCCTTGACGGTAAAAACAAAGAAGATTACCCAGAGGTATATAACTCTGTATCAAACCATTTCAAACAAATCAACAAAGATTTAAAAGATGGCAAGATTACAGAAGAAGAAGCTTATAAACGTTATGGTGATGCTCTTACCGCTATTCAAACACTAAAAGATACTAAAGCTAGTACACATGAAAAGCTTAATGGTATTAAAGGTCTATTAAATCAAATGCAAGAAAGCTTGCATTCTATTAGTAAAGACTTTGGCGATAATTCACCATTTAAAGTATTGCACCAAGAAATTAATAAATGGACTCCATCAGAATCTACTGCTGACTTCTCAGCAGATGATATCTTCTTACAAAAATTCTTTGGTTCACAAGGTGTCGGTTCATATGCTAAGAACTATAAACTTGGTTTATTAGATTATGTAACTGATTACTTGAATGCTAAGAAAACAGGTACACAATTCCAGTCTATTGGTAGATTACAAAGATTCTATAATACTCAGGTTAATAAACTTTCTGCATTGAATGAAATGATTCATCAAATGGAGAAAGATGATGCTGCCGGTAAATTAAAAGAATATTATTCTTATAAAACTCCATATAAAACTTTAGCAGGTGAAGTGAATAAATTTACTTCATTAGATTCTGCTAAACGCTATCGTGATATGGTAATGGGTGATATGGAAAGTTTCCATGCTATTACTCAATCTTTATTACAAGGTAAAGCTCGTAATCATACTAAACCTAAAGCGTCTTCACCATTACCAACTACTCCGGTAAATACTGAAGAGTTAAATAATTTACAAAATAGTACTAACCAACCTGAAACCGATAAACCAAAAGAAATTAAGATTAAATCTCTTCGTCAAAAAGATGGTAAATCTGTTGCTACTATTGGTTTAGTAATGGATGACTCTTTAGATTCATTAGCAGCAGCAGCTCCTACTACAAAAAATGGTAAACGTACTGTAAGACTACGTAATAATATTTCTAAGAAAGACTTTGATAACTACATTCAAGGTAAAGATGGTTCACCTACTTCTGTTCAAAAACAAATTGTGTTTAACCAATTAGAAGTTGAACATGGTATTGACCAAAAAGCTCTAGATAATCTTATCCAACAATACGCTGATAGATTCCTAGAAGGCAACGTAGAACGTGCATTAAAACGTTTTATTATTGAACATGAGCTATCCCATGTAGAGAACTTAGAAAGTGATTCTAAGGCTTATAGAGAAGCTAAACAGAAGTCTCCAGAAGACTATCTAAAAGACCCTGCAGTACTTACTGCAGAAGTTCGTGCAAATGTAGATGCTATTGAAGCATTAGGTTCTCGTTTAGGTCTTGGTTCAAATATTACTGAGATTGCAAATAACCTTACTGCAGAACAAGAAGAAAAAGATTCTGAACCAGAAGTATTATTAGGGCTTCCATATTATCCGGATGCAGATTCTTCTGAAGCTAAAACTCCTACATTATTAGATGTTCAAGAGCGTAATTATGAAGCTCTTAAAGGTCATTTAGCTCATGCATTTGCAGAGATGAATAATAAGACTTTAAAACAACGCTATGGTGAGTTATCTAAAGATAAAACTTATCCTATCACTGTACCTTTAAAACCTACGTATAACGTTACTACTGATAATGACTTTGTAAAAGTTGAAGGTGATAAGCTTACTGTACAAATTCCAGAAGAGATTGCTAAAGAGCTTATTAAATTTGGCTTTGACGTAGAACAAAACTCTTTTGATAAGTATGTTCGTTTGAATGATAACCAAACACCTACATTGTCTGAAGAAGCTATTAAAGCAATGGTAAGTGCTGACATTAAAAACTATATGACAGACGAAGCTAGAGAAGCTCGTAATGTTATTGGTGAACAGCTTACTGATGGTACATTTGACCCTACACATGGCGAGAATGCTTTATTTGTAGAATCACTTATTCCAGTAGTTAAACAAATTTATACTTTCTTTAAAGGTAATCAGAAAGGTGTGTTTAACCGTCATAATAGACGTGGATTTAAATCAGGTAATACTGACCTTGATTCTTTACCAAGATTTGCTGGATTTAACTTCTTAACTAACTTATTTGGTATTGATTATTCTGATTCAGGTAGAGTTCGTATTAATCTTCCTGAACGTGTAGTACAAGCTTATACACTTGCAATTCCTAAAGGTATTCTTACTGCAGAGAATAGACACTTCCATGGTAGTTTAGAAACTCTTATGTCTGAAAAAGGTAAAACTTTAGATGGCGTATACAACATCACTAAAGAATTAGGTAAAAACTATTCTTCACAAATTAAACGTACTGATGATATGCGTGTAGATAATTATTCTGCATTATCCGGTACTAAACGTGATTTTGTAAAAGACTTAGGTGAGATTGTATTTGATGCTCTTGGTTTAAAAACTACTAAAGCTACATCAATGAACCAAGAAGAAGCAATGAAATTCTCTCTTGGTTTAGAAGCTTATAACTTCATGTTAAATAATGGGTTGGTTCAAGAATATCTTGTAGATACTACTGATAACACTACAGGTGAATTAGAGACTCAAACCTATTTCGGATTTACTTGGAATAATCCAAGTTTAATGAACAATGAAGAATACGAAGCTACTCGTTTACTGCGTGGCAAAGTAGATAAGATGGATAACGATGCTTATACCAAAGCTACACAAGACTTGAATAAGAAATTCAATTCTTCAGTCTATGGTTCAGTATTAGGTCTATTAAGAACTGCCCATAGTGAAGCAGCAGATGCTATCTTTGGTGAACCAGAATTATTACATGGTGTAACTGTTTCTAATCTTCAAGATGAAATTGGTAAAGCTCCATCTAAAGGTCCTAAAGCTGAAGATTCTCATGGTAAAACTCGTCTTACTACAGGCAAGAATGAAGTATTAAAAGATGCTTTACAGACTGCTAACTCTGTTGCATTTACTCCAGATGAAAATGCATTTAACTTATACGATAACCAACCTGAGTTTTATAAAGTATTAAACGGTGCTATTCCATCTACTGTAGATGTAGATAGTTTACCTATTACACAAGAATCTAAAGATGCATTACGTTCTAGACAATTACGTATAGACCGTGACTTTAGATTAATTGATACATATCGTGGTATGGCTTTAGCACAAGGTATTACTAATTTTAAAGATACTGTATTCCGCTTCTTACATACTCTAGCAACAAACAGTCGTATTATGTTTACTTCTGACTTAAACCCAGTAGAAAGTAAACCAGTACGTGAAATGTTAAATCCTGTAGAGTTTACTCTTGGTGAAGATGAAAATGGTTATGTAACTGTACAAGGTACAATTACTCCAACATTTAAAGTAACTAAGAGTGATAAACCAAGAGACTTTGAGGACTTAGTTGAATTAGCTAATAGTAGACGTAAACAAGCTAACGATGCTAAAGGTTTTATTCTTGCATTGGCTCAAGCTATGGGTGTTAAAGTTGAGAAGAAAACATTTGAACATATTGTTCAAGATGCTAGAGATGAACTCCCTAAACATAAAGATATGATTAAAGCTTTATGGGATGCTCAACAACAAGGTAAAGACTATAAGCCTGACCTTGATATGGCATATAAGTTCTATAATAAACATGGAACTGGTTCTTCTCGTTTAATGAAAGCTTTAATGGCTTATGGTCAATATGCTTATCAAAATGTACAAGGCGAAGATAACCAATATGGTAAAGCTAAACGTGGTGATTTGAATTTCCACTTATATCTTGAAGCAGATGGTATTGCTAATGGTTTCTACAATATCCTTAAACAATTTAGTACTGCTATTACTCCAGCGTATATTAAAGCTCAGAAACGTACAGGTAATATTACACCTGACATTTTGGCTCAAAATCTTGATAAATTAGATAAACTTGAGGGTGCCCGTTCTTTATTTGATACATATCAATTAAACGATATGTACCAACACATCGCTTCTTCTATGGAAGTAGACATTAAAGAGAATATTGGAACATTATCTAAAGTTTTCTCAGTTAAGATGGGTGACCATACTTTAGCAGATTACATTACTCCGTATATGCGTAATACTAATGCTGCTGCTCATTTAAGTAATATTATCGGTAAAGGTAAAGATAAAGCTGATGCATATTATACGAAGATTAAAGCAAGTGATAAGTTAATTGCTGAACTTGAACCAATCCGTAAAAATATTAATGGTGTAATTGGTAAGAAATACAAAGGTGATGCATTCTTTGATGCTGCAGACTCTATTAAGCGTGGGTTTGAGTATGTTAATACATATGGTCAAATCATTATGCTTGGTGGTGTGCCATCCAATCATTTAGATAGAATTAATAGATTATTATTAAAAGGTGATACTTCAGCTCTTAGAGATGCTAGAAATATTCCTGCATTTGGTCGTGGCTTAGCTAAACTTGGTGTTACACCCGCAATGTACGGTGGTAAAGTTGCCGGTATTACTAACCAAATCTTAACTAATCTTAAACCTCAATTATTAAGCACCCTTGATAGTGTTTATAGTTTAGTAGATGAAATTATTAAAAATCCTTCAGAAGATAACTGGAATGAACTGCAAAATAAATTTTCAGAAGCTAGAGCATTCTCAGTACTTCTAGGTATTCCATCACCATTGTTCACAAATAACAAAATTCAAGGTAAAACTGAATTTACTGATGCTATTGTTTCTCGTAATCCAGAAACATTGAAAAACTATTCTAAAGCTTTCCAGAAAGAATTAGATAGTGTAGTGGACTACTTTAATAAGAATAAACGTCAAGTGAACCAAATCATTACTGATGGTTTAGGTACATTCTTAAATAGTGCTATTCAAAGAGAATTCTCAGAACACTTTGGAAGTATTGAGTTTACTATGAACTTGAATCAAAGCTTATTCAATGTATTTATGAATGAGTTTACTTCTAAACTTCCTGACTTTATTAAACAACGTAATAAAGATAAAGGTTATTCTGAATTACAAGGTTCTGTAGGTATTACTCGTGGTGAAGTTATTCACCTGATGAAACAGATGAAGAATCTTCCTATTGTAGGTACTGCTTTTTCAAGTAATGCTGAATTAATAGATTCATTAGTAGATTTAGGAAATACACTTCTTAAAACAGATGGTACTACTGAAATTGGTAATTCTACTAATATCAGTTCTAACTTTGGTATTGGTTCAGGTCATTCTGCTAAATCTGACCAAGTACGTGTATATCATGAAGGTACTCAGTTTGCTGCTGCTGGTGCAAGTATTAATACTGCATCTGTACCATCTACAGAAGCTATGACATTACACTTGGTTCAACAAGCTATGAATCGAGTAGGTAAAGCTTTCTTAAACGTATTCGACGGTCTTGATGCTAAATTCCAAATTCGTGATGAAGTAGGTGTTGGTGCTAACCGTGAAACATTTGAAGTACATTCTACTACAAACTTATTAGAAGCCATGTTCCAAATGTTTAATAGAACTTCATTTGATGAGATTACTGCTACAGATAAAGATGGTAATTTTAAAGATGAACCTCTTATGTGGAATATGTATTCTTCTATGCTTATTGCAATGTTATCTGCAGATTCCACTTATTATGAAACAGTTGGTAAAGCTCTTGGTTTAAAAGAACCAAAAGAGCAAAAAGAGTTACTTCAAGAAGTTAAAAATACACATAGATACACACAAAAATATTTAGAATATCGTAATAAAGCTAAAGTGAATAATGAACGTATTATGTCTTATTCTGAGTACTATAATACTAAGGCTGAAAATGATGCTGAACGTAAAGCTGCAATGGCTTATAGAATGTTAAACTTACATTCTATTCAGTCTTATATTGAAGATACTTATTCAGATGCAGCTAAAGAAGGTACACCTACAACAAAAGATACCCTTGATGCAATTCTTAATAAAACATTACGTCAATATAAAAATATGGTTGTAGATAACTATGCTATCCGTCAACTAGAGAAAAATGACTTACCAGTTATTGTGAACCAATTTGGTGGAAGTAATACTGGTTATGCTCATAATCTCCACTTATTGAAAGGTGGTAATGGATTAGCAGCTCGTTTCGCTAACTTTATCGAAGGTAAAGATGTAAGTACTCAAGATAAGATGTCAGATGCTTTGGCTCAATTTATTAATCAAGATACCGAGCTTCAAGCTAAAATGATCCAGTATAAAGAGAAGAAATCTAAAGAACTTCCTTTAAACTTTAATATGGATGTATCTGGATTTGATGTAAGTAAAATTGGTACTGCTGGTGCATTATTAAACTTCTTACAAACTAAAGTTCCATTGAATACTATTCAAGGTGTAACTGCACATGCAATAGGTCAATTAGGGTCATACTTATCTACTTTAAACTCTAGTGATAAAGTCTACACTGATTTAAATGAATTTGTGGAAGCTGCTAAAAAAGCTTACAACGTAAATGAAAAATCAGATTCTGGTAAGAATTTCTTAGATAGCTTACAACAAAATACTGAAGGTAAATTTGTAGAAGGTGTAGGTATCTATTTACATCCTGAAACTTCATTTACTACTGCTGTTCATGAATTGGTTCACTCTATGACACGTAATAAGTTCAAGAACTATTACTCGAACCAAAGATTCAGACTATCTTTTGGTGAAAAACAAGCTATCAAAAATATTGAAGCAAATGCTCGTAAGTTCACTAAGAGAATGTTACTTGAATCTGACGTAATGAATGCTGTAGAAGAGCTTCGTAAAACTGCTATTGAGAATCTATTAAGCAAGGGTAATCTTGGTGATATTCGTGGTACTGTAGATGATGTATATAGAAATTATTCACCTGCACGTGCTTCTGCTATTAACTTCCAGTATGCATTTGATGTGCTTCCTACAATAGATGGTGTATTAGAAGCTGATGTATTGAAATTCCAAGAAGCTGTAATGCATGAATTTGTATCTTATGGTTTAACAGAAGCAGATATGCTTCGTGAACTTAAATTCACTTCTGGTGAAGAGATGGGTACACTTAAAGGTAAACAATCAGGTATTTCTAAACGTATTGCTGAAACTCTAAAAGCCCACTATAACGCTCTATCAAATGAAATGGCTAATGTGTTAGGTATTAACAAACAAAGCGATGCTGGTAAATCTGCATTGTTTAGTATTTTAACTTCTTTGAACGTATTAGCAGAAGCTGCACGTTATCCACATAAATTTGAAATTGATTATCTTGCAGGTGCAGAAGAATCTACTAGAGCACAAAGACGAAATGAAACATTAAAACGTACAGAGTTTTTAGTAGATAGTAATGCTACTGCATTCCCTGAAGTACTAAATAGAGTTTCTTTATTCGGTAATTCTCCAGAGCATAAAGCTCATTTAGTAGAACTTACTGATGATATTAAAGACGCTGTAAACGCTGAATTTAGCTCAAATAAAGACTTTAGTATGTTGTTTAATTACAACGATACAGAAGCTCAAGACCTTGTATCTAATCTTCGTAGTTCAGGTATTCGTGTAACACCAGATGAAGAAAATGTATTTATTCTAGCTTATGCTGCAAATAAAGCTGCAATGGTTGGTAATAAAGCATTAGAACAAGCTGGCTATAAATGGTTAGAAGATTTATCTTCTATTCTTGAACCAAGTGTATTAGGTCTATCTAGAAATGACTTTAATAAAGTCTTTAACCCAATGAGAAGTACTCCGAATAAACTTTCTTATATGTTAGCTTTAGTTGCTACAAATGAAGATATTCGAGATAAACTTCAACAGTTCTACAAAGCAAAACCAAACACTTTAAAAAATAAAGTGAAACAGTCTTTAGCGTATACTTCTGTATATACTAAACAACTTGCCACAAGTGATTTTGCTAAAGGTGCTGATATCCTTATGGATAGTGTTAAAGCTTTTGATATGAAAGATTATCGTTCTAGAGAACAAGCAAATAATCAACTAAAAGCTATGCAGTTACACGAAGAAAAACTAAATCAAGTAGCTCGTATGCTTGGTGATTTAACTGATTCTAAACATGTAGAAACTCTAGTTAAAGCTATGCAATCTGGTCAAGGTGTCCATAAAGATGATATGGATTCATACTTTACTGAAGCTATGAATGAGTGGATTAACACTTATGAAAAGGGTAAAGGACGTAGAACTTGGATTGGTACCCTTGTACGTTTAGTTGTTGGTTCAACTTCTAAAACATATCAATGGTACAAAGCGAAAAATGAGAACTCTACATTGTTAGAAAGTGTTCGTGAGAAAGCTGCTGCTACTATTCCTGTAGGTATTAGAGCTAAGTTTGAAAATTTAACAAAAGCAGATGAACAAGCGATTGATGCTGTAATGCTTCCTACAAACTTACATAAGATTAAAAACTTTAGTGGTATTCAAGATAAAGAAGTTATTGATATCTTGACTAATTCTTCAAAAGCTAACTTTGAAAAAGCTAAAGTATCCGGATATATCCGTGGGGAACTTATGACTAAATTTGGTGATAAAGAGGGCGAGCGTTTATATAACATTGCAATGTGGCAGATTAAAGGTCTTGGTTCTTTAATGGTAAATAAACAAGCTAAAACAGCTAACATTAAAGAAAGTCATTATATTATGCCTAATACTCGTGCTATCAGTAATCTTATTGGAAATACTGACCCACGAGTACAAGAAGCGATTGATACGCTTGCTTCTATTTATGCATTAGATTATGTAGATGAAAGTCATAAAGTTCAAATTGCTGACCTTATGACTAGAGAACCAGAAGCATTTAATGAAATGTTAGATGCTGTAGAAACTATGTATGCTAAATCTACAGAAAAACTCCCTAATACTCTATTAGGTGAAGATGGTTTTATCATGAATCATAAAGACCCAATGAGCAATGTAAAAGTGGTAGAACCAAATGATACAGAAACGCTCTCAGATTTGCGTAGACGTGGTTATATGGAAAAAGCTAAGTTACCTACTGGACATTTAGTAATGCATACGAATATGGACGATTCTGTGCGTTTTACGACTGGTATGTTTAACTTAACTGAATCTACAGTAATGGGTACTAATTTATCTAGTATGATGTCTATGAATTCTAAAGCTCTTAGAGAAAGTAAAGGCAAACAAACTATTCCAGTGAGAATCTTGATGACTGCTGGAGCAAATGAAAATTATTATGATAAGTTAGAACAAGATACTTCTCGTAGAATTGTGATTAACAATAAAGGTGAAATTATTGATACTGCTGTAGATTTACCAAGACATTTGGAAAATCAGTTAATCCCTTCTACAGAAAATGGTATTGATGCTATTGGTAACTACTTTGGTCGTGTAATTGAAGAAGATACTAATATTTCTTCTAACAAACGTGCTATAGATTTATTAAGACAGCATTATGCTAACAAAGTGTCAGATAGAAAATACTATATTCCGTTTGATGGTAATTATAAACCTAAAGGTTCTGATATTAAGTCTAAGAAAATGGCTGAAGAGATTAATGCTATTTATGATGCACTTCCTGCGAAGACTAAACAGTATATTGAAAGCACTGGTGGTGTAATGATTGATATGCGTGAAATTGAAAATATTCTTGGATATCATCAAGCAAGTCTTTCAGATTTATGGAATGATAAAAGTAGACTTCCTGAACCAGTACAAAAAGCTGTACGCGGTGTATTCGAAGTAATGGCAGGAACAGTAGGATATAACCCTGTTAAACTTGCAGTTGGTTTAGAGAAAGGATTTGGTGAAGCAGCTTCATTTACAAAAGATATTATCTTAAACAGAAGTTTATTTATTCCAATTGGAAACTTATTCTCTAACGTATTACACTTATGGACTGCCGGTATTCCAGCAAAACATATTGTTCCAGATACAAAAGAGGGTTTACAGTTAGCTAAAGATTATCAAGCTACTTCTGCTAAGATTGCTCAAGTAGAGTTCTTATTGTTGAACCATAAGCTTCAACCAAATGAGAGAGCTAAACTAACTAATGAACTTCAGGTTATGAAGGAGAAATTAGTTAAATCTCCAATCAGACCATTAGTAGAAAACGGTATTTTCAACTCTGTAACAAACTTAGATATTGCTTCAGATGAAGATGTAGATTTTTCATTATTCAAACGAGTAATGGATAAAACTGGTATTGGTAAAGCTGAATCTTCTGTAGAAGATATGATTGGTAAAAAATTAGTAGATGCTGCACTTATTCGTAAAGGGAGCCCTACACATAATTTTATGGTTCAATCATTAGACTATGGTGACTTCGTTGCTAAATACGCTCTTTATAAACATTTAACACAACGTAAAGGTGTACCTAGTACAAGTGCTATGGAAGTGATTCGTGATGAGTTTGTAAACTATACAATGAATAGAGGTAGAGAATTTGACTGGACTAATAAAGTAGGATTGACTTGGTTCTTATCTTATAAATTAGCTATTCAGAAAGTTATCTTTAGAAATCTTCGTAGAAACTTCTTAAGAACTTTAACTACTTATGGTTTAGGTAAAGCTATTCCTGATAACCTATTATTAGATAAGACAGTAATTGAACAGAACTTATTATTTGATAGTTCATTAGATTACCAATTATCTCCAAGTAACATTGTAGATGGTTGGGAACAATACATCTGGCATAACTTACTTTAAATAATAAAAATACCCCCGATTTCTCGGGGGTATTTAGTTTACTGAAAAATAAGAGTGAAGGTTTTACCCTTCTTAAACCAGCCACAAACACAAACATAAATACGTTATTTTCCACATCCACTATATCTTGTGTCTTTAAACCATGGCTGGTTTAATGAAAGGTACTGGTTTTTACACAGAACCAGTAAACTGTATGTATCTGGTAGGAGCAAAGTGAAAAAGCACCAGATACATTCTCTTTTTAGTAGCTCGAGCCTACATGGTAGAGTACACCGAATCTTTTAATGGTATGGAGAACAGTATACCATTAAAAAGAATAAAAAGGATATACTAACGTGGCTATGTTAAACAATATTAGTATGCCAAATCAAAGGAAATACCTTTTTGAGAGATACCTCAAATCTGATTGTTCTGACCAGATAAAGGAAACACTCTATGAACAAAGTAAAGGCGAGTGGAGGTATCTCTAAAAAAGCCCCTATTTCTAGGGACTTTGGTTACCATCAAAAAAAAAACACTATTATGATGACATAAGCCATCCTGATATATACCCTAAATACATATTAGGATGTGGCTTTACTAACAATCCCTGCGAAAGCCAAACAGGGTAATTGAGTGAATGTCGTACGAGATTTAGTTCTTAATTAAATCCATCTTTGATAAAAAACTAAAAATATCAAAGAACCACATTCAAGTGTGAACTGTAATTTATACAGTTAGGCAATCCACTTCAGCATGTTTATCTCATCTAATATTGCCTAGAAGGATAATTCGTCTTCTGAAAACTCAATTAAACAGTAATCGCAGCCTGCCTTTTAGACTACGAAATATTATTTTTTAATTAATGGTTCAATACTATCTAACTCTTCTTGAAATACTTTATTGTTTCTTAATTGACGTATATCTTGCATTACTTGAAAAGTTAATAAAAATTCTGGACTAACGCTTAAAACTTTACCTAACTTTATTGCCATTCCTGTGGTTAAAGATGCTTTACCATTTAGAAGTGCACTTACTGTGTTTCGATGAACATTTAAAGCTTTAGCTAAATCCCCTATATTTAAATTTAAAGGGGTAAGGTAGTCTTCAAGGATAAGTTTTCCTAAATTAGTATTATAATTTTGTAGTCTAGAATGTGTCATATGATTTCCTTAATAAGAAAGAGTAACACGATAAATGGAAGATAACTTCCCTCTCATTTCACTCAGATTAAATTAATGTGTTACTCTTTAGGGTAGGCACTAGATACTGCGAGGTATTTAAATAGAGTCATGAGGATATATATCCAATGCCTACCATAAAAAGTGCTAGTTTTAACCAGACTAGCAACTGGACTTTCAACATCAACTTAACTTTCGTTAATTTTTCATTATGGAATGAAACATTTTGCCAACAGGCATGTGCATTATAAAACACTTTATAAAAGGGTCAATAACCCTTCTAAAAATATTCTATTCTAGTATACCAATAACATCTATATTTCTAGCATCAGCTATTTTAACTACTATAAGAATTACTTCTGGTTTAGAAATACATTCTTCAATAGCTGCAATAATGCCTATTACATCTACATCACATGAATAAAGTGTTTTACTTGTTACTAAATCTAATATAAAAATAAAATCTTCTTTAATAAAGTCTTCTTTAGTAAAAGATAAGTAAGTATGGGGTAAGATATGTTTGATAGAAAGTTTCATAAGACCCTTATTATATGTTGGTTTAAAAAAGAGAAGAGAAAACCAACAAAAGAGAAAAGAAAAAACACTTCGTAGTGTAATTCTAATTTTTATCTTGTCAAGCCGTATAGACGTCTAAAACCCCTAAAATTGTACATTTTTTAACATGAAATTTTTTCATGTGAAGTTCGGTTCACATTAGAAAAACTAATGCGAAATTTTAAGTGGTATATATGTACAATGCCTTCACGGTCATCTCGTACTAGCACCACAGTTAGCATGCCCTTATAAACTGCACTCCACTTCGTTTCGTTTGTTTATGGGCATACGCTAACAGGGTGCTAGTGTCGATGCCCTACAGGCGGTGAATTAGTACGAAGTTGTTTATTATGGGTTTTAATCCAATGTTGAATTAAAGCTACATCGTAATCAGTAAGTATGCCTTGATATGATTCACTATAATTAGTTAATTCTTTAATATAGTGATAATAGAACCATCCATTTAACTTGAAAGAACAATCTGTAGATAAAGGTGATGGTGAAGTAAATATAGCTTCCTTAAGTTTAAGTAAATACTTTGGTTCAATAAAGTTATATCTTTTCAATAATAAATATCGTTGAATTGATTTCGGTAAACCTTCCATTAATAGCATGAATAAACTTAACGCAATAAAGCTAAGTAAAGCGGCTAAAATAAATTCCATAGTTCCTCCAAAATAGTTAAGCCCCCGTTAGGGGGCTATTGTTATTTCTCTGATAGATATGCGAGTATCAAGATAGCGATAATACTGCCTATTGTTACTCCAAATATACCTACTAATGGGGCACATACTAAAAGTACAAACCCCATAATAACAATCAGGGTTATGACTTTTCTACACATTATTTAGCCGGAAAGAGTTTACGGGTAGGTGCAACTGTATGATTTACATTCGCAACGTTAGAAGGTTTTACACCTAATTGAGCACCAAAGAAGTTTTTAGGTTGCTCTTTAGGTTCTTCCTGTACTTTAGCAGCTTCATTTTCAGCTTGAATAGCTTCTGCATGTTCTACTTCTGGTTCAGGAATGGGTTCTTCTGTAGGCTCTTCAGTATCTTTTTGTACTGGTTCAGATAACTGATTTGCAGCAATAGATTGAATAGCTTTGTCTGTATTTTCTAACATTTCTACATACAGTGGGTGCGAAGATGCACGTTGTTGTAAAGAATCAGACATAGCATCTACTAAATCTAATAATGCATCATAATTTTTGTATTGAGCGTTATCAGTAAGTAATTCTAAGAATTTCTTCCAATCTTCTAAATCTTGACCAGAAAGTTCTTCATGTTTTACTCTTGGTTCTTCTTGTACTTCTTCACGCCATGCAGTATTTGTAGGTTTAACGTTAGAGCTTTCTGTCTTCACTTCTCGTAAGTCAGATACACCTACTACATCAAAATCTACGATAGCAGATAAACCATCTTTACTACGCATACCTTGTAGGTCAAAGCCTTTTACTTTTACAGGATGACCTGTTACAAAGCTACTGATAAACGTTTCAATAGCTTGTTCAATTTCATGTTCTTTAAGTTCTAGTTTCATTCGCTTTCTCCAATTCGATTAAGAGTTCAAGATAGTGTTTAGCTTTTTCTAAATCTTGAATTCCATTTTTATTTTTCCATCTGGTTACGTATTTAATAACGTTACCTTCAAAATAACCAATATTATTGGCATGGATGTATTCTACTGGTTGGATAGCTTGAGATTTGTAATGAGACCCACCTATTTGCGTCTCTAAAGCTGTTTTTTCCATAATTAGTAGTCTTAGTTGAGTGAAAAGTAAAACCCCCTAGAATCGCTTCTAAGGGGCTTATTTTATTTAAGAGTAATTTCTACTCTAGGATTGTCTTTGTCTACACCGCCATATCTGTATATAACTTCTTTAATGTAAATGTAGTTATCATCAGGTAATTTACCTAACTCTACTAATGCATCACAAAAGTATTTATCTATAACACAACATACATTTGATATATCAGTTTTTCTTAATGAACCGAAGAATACAGTATAAGTAATACTTACTTTATTGAATACAGGAAGTTGCTCAATCTGTTCCTTCATAATAGCTTTATATGAAATCTTGCTATCACTTAGCTTATGATAATGAGCATTTCTATACTGGTTCAAATTCAGTACCATTTCTTTGGTTCTAAGGGGTGATATTAAGGTGTACATCAACCAATACCTAATTTACGAGTAGTACCAGCTTTTGCAGAAGCACCTTTTACTTCTTTGAATTTATCATCAGTTTTGTCTTTCCAGCGAGCTAACCATTTTTCAGCAAATTCAAATGGAAGTTCGTTTGCAGCTTCATCAAAGGTATAAGCTTCACCTGCGTCTGAGATACCGAAGATTTTATCAATATCGTTAGTAAAACGTTCTTCATTTACTGGTTCATATTCACCGGTAGATGGAGATTTTTCACGTTTATTTTCACGGATATGTTTGATAGCAAGAGCTACTGTTTGACCGAATAATGCAACTGCTGCATTTACTTCAGTTGGAACTTCTTTCTTAGCATCGAAGTTATAAAGCTGTAATACACGAGTTTCCATTGTAATCTCTAATACACTTTTACCTGCTACTAATGCACATAAGTGGTTAGCTTGGTTAAAGCCAGCTAAGTTATGTGGATTACCATCTTTGTCTAAGTAGAAGGTATTACCTTTTTTATCTGACAACCAGAATGTAGTTGTGTATGGATATGGGTCTTTACCATCTTGTAAGATGTTAAATTTAACGACTAAGCCCATTGCACCATTCTTAGAAGTAGTACCGTAAGCATAAGCAATTTCAGCTTGATAAATACCTGATGGAAGTGGTTGATAACCTCCGCCAATACGGTCAGACTTTTCTTCCATTGCTGCTTGATTTGTTTTTAAGTTATTAAACATATTTTTTCCTTAATAATTAACGTAGTTTTAGTTTTGTGCATCAATAAGTTTATCGAAATGGTTCATCACCAATTGGATATCATTATCAATGTAGGTTTGGTTCAAATCCCATGTACCGAAATCTGAACGAATTCTGCCTAATGCGAAGTCATCGGTTTGTTGAGTAACGAAAGCATATTTTGCTTTACGTTCTTGTGGACTGATAGTGAACTGTTCTGGATTAACAAATTCACCTTCATCTAATAATTTTTGAGCTAGAGCAGTAGGAATCTTAGCGGTATAAATTACGTGATTAAAATACGCCTCATAGCCATGTTTAGCTTCTGAACCCTGAAGCGGTACTCTATACTGTTTCATACCAGCATTAGGTCCCGTCATGACGGTTTCTTCTTCATTATGGGCGATAATAATCCATTTCTTAGAAGAAGCACCAACCACTTGTTGCATAAAGCGTTGAACGAATTTGGCGTAATCGCCCCCAATATGTTCTACATAGTTCGCAATACTATGTACGTTCTCTTAGGAACTGCTATATGTTTCCATATAGTTCAGACTATATCATTACCTTCAACTTTACTTGGTCAGGTATTCCGCACTTCCACTACCATAAGCTTGTAGTGTACTCCCATAAGGGATAGTCGTTGCTCTTTACACATTGTTTAATATATTTGTTAGGTTGTTATCTTTAATATATTGTTCTCTGATTTTAGCCCCTTCTAATGGGTCATCGAACCAGCCTAAGAATACATATTTACCATTATGACGTATTCTTACAATATATTTATTGTATCTAACTGACCAATTAACACCTACAAAACCAGACTTATGTTTAAAGCATTTTTTTCTAGAGTTTGCCGAATTCTGGGATTTAGTTACCCATCTTAAATTCCCTCGTTCATAGTTACCATCGTTATCTATCCTATCTAATTCTAAATTAGTAGGAAAAGTAGTTGGACAATTCGGTAAACTTAAAACATATTCAGCATACTGTACAAAGTCTCGTAAGTACGGTTCAATGGTTATTCCCCTACCCCCATAATTATGAAATGAATTATGAGAGGGTGTTGTACAACGCTGAGTCATTGATAACCAGCGTTTATACAAAGGGTGTTTTTCATTAGGTATTCCAAAGTGGAAATTGGTTTGTTGATAACAAGATTTACAACAATACATTTGTTTAATACGTTTAGCATTATGAAGTTCAGTTACGAACTCTTTATTACAATTTACGTTTAAACATTTTAACTTTACCTGTCTGAACTTTCGCCCATTAGCTGAACGTATTGGTTCAACTTCTTCGATAAAGTTTCCAGCAAAATCTGCTGGGTTACAAATATATGACATAATTACTCCATAATTTATTTATACACATTTGTATATTAATGTATAGTAGCAAATATGTCAATGTGTCTTAGGTCAGGATTGCCCTCGGCTTTACGTTAGGGGTTTCCCTGAGTTCACGGAATTTTCTTATACTATTTCTAATATAAGGGACTAGGGTCTTAATCCGACTTGTGTGTTTGACATATTGTCAATAACTTCAGAGACGAACATCTTCATCAAGAAGTTAAAGCCATCAAGTACACAATATTCGATGTTTGGCATTTCTTCTACTGCAGCAAAGAATTCTACTACTTGGTCTGGATGAGTAATAGCATCTGTTGTAGTAGTAAAACGTTTAGCCCAAATAGGGGTTTTACCAGCTTCACAACAAATGTAAGCTACAGATTTAGGATTAGGGTGATTTAAGGCTAGATTCCGCAAACTGGTAGTTTTACCAGTTGCGGTTAAGCCTGCGATTAAGATGTGATATGCAGACATTAAATTTCCTTGTATCTATTTTTGATTGAAGTAAACACCGTTGATTGAATCTCAGATTCATCCAATGGGTTGTCTATTTTATCATTTAATTGATATAACTTCTCTAGAATTTCATCTGGTGTAAAGCCATTGTCTAATAGCATAAAGCCATATTTAGCAAAGGTATTATTACGTGAACCATCTTGCATTCTAGAAGCGAACCATCTCTCTAGAGCAGTTAAGTTTTGCAGAGATACCTGAGCTTTACGGTATTCCGATTCTCGACTGGTTCTAGGAATAAATGGTAATACATCAAATAGCTGACCAGAGTTTTTATAAATAGTAGTACCAGTTGTACAAGCCCATTTACGACTACGTTGGAATGTACCTTCATCTAGTTCAAATGGACACCATTGAGCAACGTTTTCCATGAATTGTTTAAACTCTTCTGCATCTAGTTTAAGTACATAGTTAGTCGGTAAAATAATACGAAATCTATCTTTGGTTTCACCATTTTCATCTGGGACTTGATGACGTTTAGTAGTATGAATAATATATTCATAATCACTTAATAGATTTTGTACTGCTTGAAGGCTGATACCTCCATCTACATCAAGAACTACGCAGTTAAAACCTTCTTCCATATCTTTTTCTGAACGGTGACCATTTTTAGTGTGATGGTTCGTCCAGTTAAAACCGCCTTCAGGAAGTAAAGTATCGAAATCGTTTTCCCAATCAATTTCAACATTTTCATATCCTTCTGCATAATCATCTGAATAAGCACAAATGATTCGGGATAGGTCTGTTTCTTTTAAGCTTTCACCTGTAAATAGTTCTACACCATCCCTGAATGTCTTTTTAATAAGAATATTATTCTTATAGCCATAAGCAATAGCCATGTTCATCAGTTCATTCTTGGCTGAAACAGAGCCTTTATAAAATGGTAAGTTAGTAGTTAAATCTACTTGAGTAACCTCTTTACCATCCAATGAACCAATAAACTTAGCAAGACGCTCATATGGTTTTTCACGCTCTAACATTTGACGAAGTGATTCACCACTGTCTTCTGCAAAGCGAATAGCTTGATGTAAATCATCAATAGACATATCTAAACTTCCACGAAGGAAAGTATAGGCTGCTGCAAGTTTAAGAGCTTTAAAGTATCTATGTGCCAATTCAGCTCTATAAACATCTTTATGTTCAGGAATATCCTGAGCACGATTCTCACAATCAATACGGTAACGTAACAATTCGATTGCGACATTCTCTGGTACGGTTACTACTGAACCAATTAAACCAGCTTGACATAAGCGTACCAGTTGACCAGAAATACGTTTGATTTCTGCATCTTGGTTTACTGCTGTTAAGCGTTGATATAATTCTTCAGGTGTAAATTCAGTAATCGTACTAGATTTAGTAGATGATGCAAAGAAGCTACGTCTAGCGTATCCTGCTTCCAGTAATTCAAAGAATTTCTCTTCGACTGCACCGCCATCTAATAGTTTGGATGGAGTACCAAACATTAATAAGTTTGTTGGAGTTTTTCCTACAAGTTCTTGGTAACGTGTAGAAGTTTCCGTATTCTTAGTAAGCTTGTCTTTAATAAGACCTTTATCATATAGCTCTAAGAATGCAATCAATGGCTCATAGTTTTTATCTAAGTTAAAGCCAATTTCATCAATGAGTAGATTTACACAACCAGCTTTAGCCAGAATAAGTTTATTTCTAAACTGTTTAATAGCCGGTGTAGTAGCTTCACTAAATGAAAATTTAAATGCACCATAGGATTTAAACTCTTTATTGAGTTTCTCTTCAGCTTCTGTCTGAGAGATTCCTAAATATTGGGCACGTTTAATAGCTTCTAAATCTAATCTACTTTGAGCAAATTTAGGGAATACCTCATACATGAAATGTTCACGGAATTCACCTAGAATTTGTTCTTCTAATAGGTTAGTAGAAAAACCTTTACCAGAGCCAGAATTAGCTACGGAAACAGCAAACATATTAATAGGTACTTCACCAGTAATGGGAGTATCTACTTTAATATCAAGCATTGAAGGAACTAGAGAGAGAAAGTAATTAGCCTGCAATCGGAAGAATGTAGGATTACTATTCTGAGTCTTGGTTCTAAGGATTTCTACAATGCTTTCTACTAAAGGATTATATGTAAAACTTGAATAATCCATAATTTCCTCTGTTGAAAGGTAGATGGGGATTTAAGCAATCCCCAAGCTTTTGGTATGAGAAGTAGCCATCATTTGAGCAACTTCATTTGGGTTACAGTACGGACACATAAATGGGTCAGGTTTAAACTCAATAACATCACCTTGATATCCGTTCTTGGCTCTAAATGCTAGAGCTTCGTTCATTGTATCAAAGTTTTTAGTAGCACGCTTACCTTCTGCATATCCTGTTTTAAAGTATTTGAATGTACTTGGTTTAGAGAATAATTCTTTCTCCGAACAGCAAGGAATTTGCTCTAAAGGCATGTGCCAATATTTTTTCAGTTGTTTGAGTTTGTTTCTGAGCCAAGCTTCAGTATCGGCTAAAGACCATAACTTATACTGCTTATAAAAGCATTTTGCTGGTGGATAATTTGGATTAGTCATAGAATCCAACTTACGCCAATCAGTAAAGATAAAATTAATCGTAATAGTATCTTTTGTAATAAGTTCTGGATTAAGCCAACGATAAATACTACCTTGCATGATGTACTTTTCATCATTGCAGCCACTTGTCCATGAGTAGGTACTGGTGGTCTTAAGGTCATGTAATTCTCCATCTACAATAATGTCGAATTGACCTGATACAGTAAATCCTTCTAATTCTCTGTAACCACGTTGTTCTAAGTATACAGGAATTTGGTCTGGTTCTACTGTTTCTGGGTTAATAACAACTTTATCAATCGTATTTTGATGGATACCGAGTTCCTTCATCGCTTCAGCATAATTGTTTGTCCAAGCATATTCTAAAGAACTATGCATTGCTGTACCCATTCGAGAAGCAATTCTCTCTTGGATATCTGGAATAACAATTTCTGTTGTTGGTTCAGGTCTGAGATGTTCTGGAAATTCATCCGGATACATAGCTCTTCTTGAACCAATAATATAGCGAAGGGATTTCAGTAAGGTAGTAGTACTGATTTCATTTGCGTATTTAGCATACTGATATTCATCAGTAGCTAACCATACTGCTAAAGGTAATGGCAGATTAGTCTGATTTTGTAACATCTGTCTCACCTTTGTTTAGATTAAGGTAATTGATAATCTCTCTGCGTTCCCATTCTAAGTCTGAGATACGTTTTTCAAGATTAGCAATTTCATTTTCAATCTGCTCTTTACGTTTGAGCAGTTGTTTGTCTGTTGGTTTACCCATTGGAAATTTTTAATCCTCCAAGTGTTCCTGTACTGTTTCAATTAAGCAATTTTCATCGCATTCTTCTGGTAAAGTGATAGGTGTAGCCCAAGATGGATAGAATAAATCTAATTGACCTCCGAGTCCTACCTCTGGATGGTAGATATCCGGATGGTTATTCCAATAAGCTTGTTCTACTGCTAAACGATTTATTGTTTCAATGACTTTAACATCATTTCGTACAAGATAATATGTAGCATCATGAATCATAGCAACAGGAAGTATATCTTGGGTTAAACCCATAGCATCTACTTGTTCCATTACTTTATTCATGGCTCTACTGTTTAACATACCCCATCCTTGACCTAAAGCATTTCCTGCAGTTCGTCCTTCTGCTGCTGCTAAAGATGAATCTGGTTTAGCTTTAAGTATTGGAGTACGTACTCTTAAACCAAAGGCTACAGTAACATAGCCATCAATCTTAGCTTGTTCTAGATGTTTTTGTACCCATTCATCAGATACCTTATATAACTGATGATAGGAAGCTTCAATTTGTTTAGCCAAAGCTTCACTAAATCCTAAGTTTTTCATTAGAGTTAAATACGTACCCTGATAAGTAAGTGCAAAGGTTGGAGATTTGCTCATTTGTCTTAACTTAGGATAGCGGTCTGCAATACTATTGATGACTTTTACTTGCTCTTCTGGAGAAGTAGCTCTAGAAAATTCATCTTCAATATCTCGCATCTGGTCCTGAAAATATGCATAAGCACGTAAACAGTGACCATCAAAGCCTTTGATGTATACATCTAGTTTGTTAGGGTCTTTTGTAGTAAGAGCTGATATACGGTCTTCCAAGCTTGCATAATCTAAGCCAACGAATATCCATTCAGCAGTAGATTTAAAGCATCGCTTAATAGGTTTAGCAAACCGAGATGATGTAGCAGGGAGCTGTTGTAAATTGATGTTACTTGAGCTTAATCTGCCTGATACAGTACCGCCAAGGTTGAAATAGCCTAATAGTCTAGCTTGTCCATGTTTATCAACATGAGCTTGTTCAAATGGTGGAATAAATGTTGTTAGCATTTTTTCTACATCTGAAAGTTCCATAAGAGATACAAGAATATCTTTGTATTCTTGGTTCTCTGTATGGTTCATAAGCTTTTCCATTGTACCTTTAGAAGTACTGGGTTGCTTGGATTCCGTAAAGTCTACGATAGGTAATTGCATAATATCGTAGAGAAGTACCATAAGATGCTTTCCACTGCTAAAGTTGAAAGGTTGTAAGTTTTCTTCAACAGTAGTTTGTTTCTTCTTGAGTTTAGCGTTACGCTGTAACGTTAAATGTTCTGCAATTTGGTATTCTGCATTTCGAATAGCCTGTCTAGAAGTAAGATACTCTAGAAGTCTTTTCTGTTCATCAAGAAGGTCAGCTTTAAGTTTTGCAACTTCCTGTAGGTCTATTGGAAGACCGTTAAGCTGACAACGCATATTGTCTTTAAGGTACGGTAAAAAATGCTCTTTATAGAGTTGCTCTTGTTCATCTTCTACCATCTTAGGATAGTAGGTTTCATAAACATACCAAGTAGATAAACAGTCAATAAGGTTATACGTCATTAACTCTTGCAAATCTACTTTAGTCACATCTGAGACATCTACTGCCCAATTACCGGCAAATGGTTGTGCTAACTCTTTTAAACCAAGAGTATTCCCAGCACAAGAGTTGGTAGCCAAATAAGTAATAAGCAGAGTGTCATCAAGATTTCTACAAAGTCTATTAAGACCTCTAACTTGGTTCTCAACATCAGTAATATCCTCTTTTTGAAATAAAGTGTAATTTATAACAGGAATATCGTAGTTTGCTTTATGTACGATAAGCTTACCATTATACGTTTCAAAGAATTCCAATAGAAGATTACGAACTGTTTCTCTTTGCTCAGGAATAGCATCTACTGGAAAACATATTCCATGATGCTTATCCCAAGCGAAACCAATCGTATAAATACCAGCTTCTGTTACTTTAAGGGATTTGGCTTCGATATCACATGTAAGAGCGGGATATTCTTTAAGTTTATCTAGCCATGCTGCAATACTTTCTACTGTTGTAGGATATGCTGCAAAGTGTACTATATCTGAACCAATCTCAGAGTAATTACCATTAATATCTGCAGAAAGAGCAGACAGGCACTGGTCTATTTGTTGGTTAGCTTTATCAGGATTGAAAAATACAGCTTGTGAGGAAGGTAAGTATAAAACTTTATTTCCATAATCCGTATCAAAGATAAGTCCAATGTTACTCTCAGCTTTAGTTTGCTTTGAGATTACCTTAAAGTATTCTGGTTCAGATACCATTATATAGTCAAAATTACTAAGAACTGGTTCGACCTCTTTAAGCCAATCTTTCTGAGTAGCTCTGGGTACTTTCTTCATACCGTTGGGATGATATACCGGCATAAGTTCTATATCTACATTTGTACCAAGATGTTGTTTTATTGCCTTCTGGTATGTAGATTTAAACTCACGGTCAGTAAGTCTTCCCTTATACATTAATAAAACTTTTTTCATACATACTCCATAAAAGGGGGTACATTGTACCCCTATTTTAGAAGTTTGTTAAAAGCTCTAATGCATAATATTTTTCCATAAGCTCAAAGACTTCAGGGTCTTTAAGCTCATTTAATAGTTTTTCTTCATCTTCTTTGTTAGCGAAGAGATTATGATATTTGAATTCACCTGCTTGAAGCTGCTTGATTTCGTCATCATCTAAGCCAGATTTAGATAACAAGTTAGAATCTTGTTTTACAAAATCAGGAAGAATATCTAACAAGATTTGTGTAGCTTGTTGATTTGTTGCACCAGCTAATACGAGAATTGCTCGCATAGTAATAGCTTTAAAATATTTTAAGATTTTTGCACTTTCAGTAGTGTAAGTGTGGTGAAGTTCGAATAATTCTTTTGCAGTCTGCAAGTCTTCATCACTTAATAAACCTACTTCTGCATAGTCTTGTTTGTAGTTACCGTTCGCATAACGTGGCGATTCAGAATGTGGTAAAAAGAATTCAGGATGATTTAATGGTTTACCATTTGTACCAAGTTTATCTAAGAATGCATCTACATTCTTTTGTAGTTTATCTACAGTAGATTGGCTCAAATGTTTTGCTAAATTCATAATGATGTTGAAAATATTGGTCATGATTCTAATTCCTCGCTAGTAATATGAATTAATTTACCAAAGTTTACTTGTGCATCTGGATGGTCAATACAAATCCAGATAGTTTCGAATGGGGTTTTCTTTTTGCGTTTATCACAATATAAATCAGAGAATACAATTAAGAATTCCGGTTGATTTTCAGGTTTCATATAATGGTCAAATACAGGGTCTAAATCTGTACCGCCATCAATATTCATCTTAACTTCATCAAAGTCATCATTAGACTCAATCTTGAAGATATCTACAATTTCATGGTTAAAAGAAACCACATCCATTGTTTCTGGGTCTAATTGGTTTTTAATGACCTTCATTTCGTTTAAGAAAGCTTTAATCTGAGCTTTTGTAACCGAACCAGATACGTCAAACGCTACCGCTACTTTTGAGATTTTATTCTCTGACTTATAGTCAGGTAAGAACAAATCATATTGTAAATAACGTCTGTTAAAGTTAGACCAGTCTTGTTCACCTTGAACAAAGTCATCAAGGAATTCTTGTAGGATTTCAATCCAACTTAATTTACCTTCTTTGATGTCTTTAAATAACTGTTCAAATACAGAACCAGAATTACCATGAGTCATACCATGACCGTTTGTCAGCTCTTCTGAAGCATTAGCTTTCATGATGTTTTGCTGCATACGGTTAATCTGGTTATTGTTACTAGAACCCCCATTACCACTATCAGGCGGTAAGTCGTTACCTAAAGGGTCATTGTTATTCTGGTTCTGGTCTTGGTCTTGATTATTGTTATTTTTCTGCTCATGTTCCATGAGATTATAAACATGCTCAGTACTCATATTGCGATATTTAGAATCGCATTCTACTCCCATAGGAAGTTCAAATCCGCCTTGCTCTAACAAATTGTTTACTACTTGGTCTGCAGCTTTTTGATAGAGTTGGGGATTACGATGCCCTCTGCGTACATCATGCATAAGGGCATAGTGATAAACTTCATGAGCAAGTACTGATGCTTGTTGTTCGTGTGTCATACCACAGAAGAAATCAGGATTGATTTTAATACTGTGGTTCATGGAATCGAGCATAACAGACTTCACTTCACGTGAAGGTTCAAAAGCTAGGTCATATAATAATGAACCAATGAAAGCATTATGTGGTTTATTAATAAGACGTAACTTCGCTTCTTTGAAGTCATCTAAGCAGTTTTGCTCAGTAAATTCATATTCTTTTTCTTGGTTCATATTAATGCCTACGGTTGGTTATTTAATTTATGACGGATTGCACCTAATGAGTTAAGTACTTTTTTGTTTGTCGCTAATTGTGGATAACGACCTAGAATCATACGATATGCTAAAACCATTAAGTCTTTTTCATCAATACGTTCTAAATAGTCTACAACAGCGTCTACATTAAGTTTATTCACTTTATCTGCTAAGAATGCACCTAAAGCATATTTAGCACCATTTTCACTTGGTAATGGAGCATTTAATGGGTCTTTTTCGATTTGAGCTAAGCTTGGTAAGCTATTCATGATTTGTAAGAAACCATTGAATTCTGCAGCAGCAGATTCACCAATAGTACCTGCAATAGCTGGAATATAAATATCTTGACCTAAGTCTAATAAGCCAGTTTGTAATTCTTTAGATAAAAATTCCCATGTACGTCCACAAGCATAAGTTTCAACTTCTTTTTTAGGGTCAAAGTTGTTAATAAGTTCTGGACGGAAGTTTAAGAATGCTGCTACACGTGGGTCCCATTCACCACGTACTACACCATCTTCTACGAATTGTAAGAATTCTTTTTTATTGATTTCTACATTAATCCACGTCATACGTGATTTTAATGCTGAAGACATTTTGGTAGCTACTGCGTTATCAGATAGTTTGTTACCGGCTAATACAATACGAGTTTCTGGATGAAGTTTATAAGTATGAACCATACGGTCTAATACGATACGGTATAAAGCACCTTGTACGTATTTGTCTGCTTGGTTTGCTTCGTCAAAGAAAATACAAAAGCCTTTGTAGCCTTGTGGAATTTCACAACCTTCTAATGGGAATGTATCAAATGGAATGTATGTACTGAATGCACCCATTTCACCATTGCTATTAGGCATTTCCATAACTTTAGGCAAACCGAGTAAGTCCATTGGTAACATTTGTGATAGACGAACGTCAATCATATATAAGCCTTCTTCTTCGCAGATTGTACGAACAGTATGAGACTTAGCAGTAGAAGGTGAACCCATGATAAAACATGGTACGTTTGCTTTTAAAGATACACGTAAACGTTCTTTAACTTGGTTTGGGGATAATGTTAATGTTGTCATAATGAATTTTCCCTTGTTTGTTGAAAAGTTTGTTAAAAATAAAAAGCCCATTCGGGCTTTTTTGGTATATTAAGTAATTCCTTAATAATTTAAGGGCTCGTTAGAGCCCTATGCTGTAAATGGATATTTGATAGCAGGATGGTGTTTATAATCCTGTAACTCGAAGAATTCTTCGAAGTTATCTTTATCTAGAATTTCCATAAGTATACCCCAATCAAAATCATCTTTAATGATAAGTTTTGGTGGAGTGTACATAGGTCTTTCTAATTGAATTGGTACTAACGGGATTTGATTTCCATAGATGTGTGCATTAGTGATATTCCACGTTACAGTACCTACTTTTAAACCAGTAAGTTTTGCTGTAATGTTTAATAAGAACCAGCATTGAACAATGTTAAATGCCCCTCCGAGTACCCAATCGCAGGACCTTTGGGTACTTGTCAAATGTAAAGTACCATCTAACACACTAAATTGATGTGAGTACATACAAGGACGTAAACAGCCTAGTTCAAAATAACTTGGATTCCAAAAGTTCCAAATATGTCCTCTATCATTTGGTTTAGACTTAATACTTTCTATTAAATCTTGGTATCCAAAGTCTACTTGTTCTGCACTTGCACCATAAATTGTACCGGTATCATAATCATTATATTTATGAATACTATGCCAAGCTTTTACATTAGCATCCCATGTATGTACGCCTAGTTTATGGAAATCACGTAAGTCATCATAGGCACGAATATAACCTACCATTTCACCGATAGCTTGTTTCCAATACATTTTACGAGTAGTAAGCAAAGGAAACTCATTACCATCGAATTGAATTCTTTGGTTCAGAATAGTACGACAGATTGAACCAGTACGTTCATTTACAACGTCTACACCATTTTCATAACAATCTTCTAATATTGTTATATATTGTTGTTCTGCTGTTTTCATTCTAGTAATCCAATTACCATATTTACTTTACGTTCAAATATAGATAAAGCTGTTTCAAAAGATTGAGTTTCAAATTCATAGATTAAGTTGCATACTTTGTGGTTATCATCAAGAGTATATACATTAATTTCATATCTAGCACCAGAAGCATCATTAATTTCTTCTAAATCTACCGAGATTGCTTCTATAAAATTAAAGTTTCTAAGTAATTTTTCCATAGTATTTCCTAATAGATAATGACTGCTTTGGCTTGAGATACTGGAACATTTGGTGCATCAAATGACTCAATTTTTAAATCCTTTGAATCTCTGCCAACTACACCATCAACTTCAAAAAATTCCATATTAGCATAAATTACGATTGCTTCTGGGTTACATTTTTGTAGTTCAGTAATAAGTTCTTTAACGTTCATAATTATTCTCCATAGTGAATTGTTGCTTGTAAAAGTTTTTCAGTTTCTTCCCAAGTACGTTCTTCAGTCCAATAGTCTGCTGTATCATTAGCATGGCGAGTATCAAAACCAAAAATCCAATAATCTAGGAAATGTTTAGAGAGTTCAGGACAGAAGTCTTTATCATCATTAGCAAAGGTTAATCCACCATGAACATAGAAACCTTTTTTATTCAGTAAATCACCAATTTCATCATAGTCTTTACCATAAAAAGGATGTTCTGGAAGTACTACTACATATCCGTTGAAATTACCTCCGTCTAACAAAAATGAACCAATGCCTGCAGCAATCGTTTCTGATGTAATACCTGTTATTTTAGAACGCATGTTATTAAAATATTCAGTGTTATCCATTAAGAATTTTCCAATAACTCCGTTTACTGGATTAGGTAGTAATTTTAAAATTGGTTTTTGTATTTTTAGTTTTCCTTGCGATAATAACTTTTATAAGGTTTTCTCTTAGCTTATTGTAAGCTTTTAGGTCTACAACAGCATGTTGGCTAAAGTAATTTGTCCCTCTTTCAGAAATAACATATTTCACTCGGTAATCTGGGGATAGCGTAGTAGCCTGTGAGGGTAAAGGTCTAGAATGTCTAAATGGGTCGTAAAGATTTTCATCAATTTCATAGCCTAATTCCTGACCTGCGTAATATTTAATAAATTTTGCTGGTTCATTTTCTTTAATGACAGCAAACTTACCATCACATTCAGGTGTAAGAATAATAGGATTTAAGATATTAAATTTATCATCTACTACAATCTTACCTTCATCCATAGCTTTTTGAGCAGCTTCTTCATCAAAGACAAAACGTCTTTTACCAAGTGAGTCTATTGTTATGTATTTCATAGTGCATCCAAATAATCAATAAAGCTTATAGTAGGTGAAGATATAAAATTATTTCTTGTAGCATTAAATGCAGAATTTAAGGAAGGGTCATATTTAAGCTCTACAGGACCTAGTACATGATATGTTAAAGGAATAGAGTCTTCTGTTGTAGGCATTAACCTACCATGACCGAAACAATCGTAAATATAGTCACCTACTTTATAATGACTATCTATATCATGTTTGCGAACAGTATATACTTTACCATTCAATAATTGAACTTGCTTACCTATCATATCATCAGTAAGAATAATAGGGTTTACAGGTACGCAATCATTATCGAGTACGATATATCCTTGATTCATGAAGAAATACATATCGTTTAGATAAATATGTTCATAGGATTTAGGATAATAATTTATAAATTTATTCCCATCACGGTCGATAAAGATAAGCTTTAAACTACCATCTTCAGATGGGAATACATCCTGTAGGCTTACTTTGTCTAACTTCATATAGTTTCCTAACTAAAGAATTTAAATGCTTGATAAATGCTTGATACTCTTCCAGCTTATTTTGAGATAGTTTTACTTTTTTCATATTACCATCCTGAGATTTCTACAGTAGGGGTAACAAAATTATTACAATATTCTACTTTATATCCGGCATCTTCTAATAAATCTATCCAACGATTATCATTAAACTTTACGTCATGTTCGATAACTTCATCTTCGTCAATGAAAATAAAACCTTTATTTAAGCTATTAAGAATTTTGTTTTCAATGTAAGTTAAAAGCTTTTTGTAGTTTTCATTACGAAGTTCTCTTACTTCTTTACAAGGTTTCATACAGTTTCCTTAAAAATAAAAAGGCTCTCGTTAGAGAGCCTATATGGTATTAAATATTTTTAGTATTGGTACATGTATCCTGCACCTACTGTTACATCTTTCTGAGTATCAATACCAGCAGAAAGTTTGATAATGTGATGACCATTATCAGATGCACGAGAATAACCTACTGCTAGTGCGGATTGACCGTGTTTGTAGCCAACACCTACGCCTACACCAGATTTACCTGAAATGTAAACTTGTGGAATGTTAGCCATAGCAGCAACAGATGCAATACCTGCATCAGCACGTTTACGGTTCTTACGAACATCACGGTCTAAACGATGGATAGCTTTAGTATTTGCATTTACTTTAGCATCTACACCGTCAATACGAGCATTTACTTTAGATACTTGGTTTACTACTTCAGCTTTTGTTGCTAAGTGGTCTACGTTTGCATCTACGGTATATACAGCTTCGCCTTTTGAACCAATAGTCTGAGTAATAGTGGTATTTTTACCAGCTTTTACTACAGAGTGTTTCTTGGCTTCTACTTCTACTGCATTGATACGAGCAGAGTTATGAGAGATATTAGCAGCATTATCTGCAATACTTGCTTTATTGTCTGCAATGTCTTTAGCATTGGTTTCAATCGCTTTAGTATTTTTATCTGCTTTGGCTTCTACTTTATCAATAGCTGGTTGGAAGTCTTTAGAGCTTACTGTATAAGTGATTTTACCATTAGCGTCTGTACTTGAAGTTACAGTTACATTATCACCTGCAGTGACTTCTGGTAATTTCTTCTCTACAGCTTGAATATACTTAGTATTTTCAGCAATATCTTTCGCATTCTTGTCGATTAATGCTTCTGCTGCACGAATATCAGCAGTATTGGTTTGAATAGCTTTGGTATTGTCAGCAATCGCTTTTGCGTTATCTTTGATACCCTGAGCATTCTTACCCACTTGGTCAGCTACTAAATATAATTGAGAACCGTTGATAGCATCAGTAGAAGTAGCAGAGATTTCACCTGCACCTACATTTACTAATTGACGTTCTTTACCTTCTGAACCAACAGATACAGTTGCTACTGGAGTATTACCAGCAAAGCCACTATAAGTAATAGATTGTACAGTTGCTTCATTTACTGGTTTCTCAATTTTAGATACAGAGTCAGCACCTAAAGCTACGCTATTATCATGCGTAGTAAGAGCATTACGACCCATAGCCATAGAGTTAATACCTTTGGCTTGGCTATCTACAGAAATCGCTACAGAGCCATTTGCAAGAGCATTTGAGCTATCACCTAATGCTGTACCAAATACACCATCTGCTTTAGATGATTGACCTACAGCTACAGAAGATTTTTGAGATGCAACAGAGTCGTTACCTACAGCTACTGCTGAGTCTGCAGTTGCTTGTGAACCAGAACCTAATGCAAGAGCTGATTCCGCTGTTGCTTTGGCTAATGAACCAAATGCACTAGCGTTTAAACCAGATACTTCTACACGTTCACCAACACCAGTACCTTCATTAGAAAGTACTTTGTTGTCATAACCGATAGAGGTTGCATTATGACCTTTTACAAGGTTGTAATGACCTACTGCAGTTGCTTGGTCACCAGTGATATTATTACCACCGCCATATGCATGGCTATGGTTACCAGTTACGATATTGTTCATACCTACTGCTGATAACTGTTCACCTGATAAATGGTTGTTATCACCAATAGCTTGAGACTGATAACCATCAATAGATGAACCATCACCAAAGATGTTACCGTCTTTGGCATTAACTTTTACTACGTTTTGGTTACCATATACAGATGTACTACCGTGAATAGCTTCTACAGTGTTATCTTGACCAAATACACTGTGGTTATTACCTTCTACATCTGATTTCACTACACGATTAGCATAGGTTTCTTTTGCTTCAGCAGTACGAGTATCTGGAGTATATCCATCTACTACGTATGGTTCTGTTGGTAATGTCTTACCAGTAGTTGCTGCGTGTACTTGAAATGCAGTAAATGCAGCGATTAATAATGTACTTAGAAATTTAATCTTCATTTCACTTCCTTTTTATTCTAAATGATTGCGAAGAGCATGCTCTCCACCTACGTATTGACCGTCTACAAAGATTTGTGGAACAGTGTCAATCTTTTTACCTAGACGTTTTTCAACTTCTTCACGAGCTTCTAGGTCTTGTGTTACGTCTTTAAAGGTGTAATCTAAACCTTTTTCAATACATAACTGTTTAGAACGTTGGCATGGCTGACACCATGATGCACCATAGATTTCTACTTTCATTTTTCACCTGTAAATTTTTTCAATTCTGGTTTAAAGTAATTAGGTCCTTTTAAGATTTTACCGTTTGCATCAATGATAGGATTACCATTATCATCAAACTTAGACCAGTTACTCTCATTCACTTCAGTAAGAGCTCCATCGAAGTTCATACCGGCATATTGTGCTACACCTGTTGCAGTAACAACTTGGTCGCATAAAGCATCTAATAGAGCAGTTTTATCTGCACGTTTCCACAAGAGTTCACATTCTGCAGCAGTAAGAGATAAGAGTTTCTCTTTATACTCAATAAGAGCATCTGCTGTCTTTTGGTTACCAAGAGCTTCACACATTTCAGCTACTTCTTCAAAGTGATAAGCAGTCTGCTGAATAATATTTTGAATTGTTGGTTCAGGTTTAGCTTTTTTGAACCAATCAGTAATAGAAGCTACAGATACAGATTTGTCATTTAAATCACGACATTCTGTACCAAATGGTACAAAGTTATCTGTACATAAAAGTGTTTCAGGAAGTACACGTGAAGCTTCTGGTTCAGTATAGATTTTATCCCACATCTGCGAGTATTCTTGTACTAAACGGTCTTGAATTTCGTTACGGTTCATTTGAGTGAAAGGCATTACTTTACCGTAAAGAGTAGTACCTTTTTTGAATGTTACAAAGTGTCTCATAGAGAGTCCTTATGAATATAGTGAGCAACAGTACAGTCATGTTCTTTATTATCCATATAGTTATATCCTCTAAAGAATTTAGAAGATTTTTTAATATGGTTTTCTAAAGATAACTTAAACGTAATAAGATAACCATCTGAGTAATCAGAATAGTACATATATTCATGTACAAATGTAATGATATATTCGTCTACAGTATAGTGTTTAATAAGTTCTTCTAAGATAGTAGCTCCACCAATAAAGAATACTTGTTCAGCACCTTTAAAATAAGTAATTACTTCTTCAATAGAATGAAATACTTTAGCACCTTCAGCTTTAAAGTCTGGGTTACGACTAATTACTACATTGGTTCTATCAGGAAGAGGTTTACTTCCAATAGCTTCCCATGTATTTCTACCCATGACGATAATCTGATGTTTAGTAAGTTCCTTAAAATTGATTAAGTCTTCTTTGAGCATATAGGGCTGTATAAACGAGCCATCTAGTTTACGATAACCGATTCCTAATACATTATTTGAAATAGAATGATTAGGTGCATAAGCACCTACTAAAATTACTTTAATCTTCATTAATAAATTCCAAATCTAATTCATTAAACTTAATGGTTTGTAATACTTCATGCCATTTATCATCTGTATGATAGTCTACTTCTTTACAGTGATAATCTATCTCAAAGTTTGTACCAATACGGTTCAATACTTTATAACGATGAATAGTATCTAAAATAAGTAATACATCACATTCTTTCTGTGGACGAGCCATATAGAAAGGGCAAAGCTTTTGAAGTTTAGGTGATTCTTCAAATAACTGTTTACAAGTTTGAATAGCTAAATCAGATAAATCATCTAATACACATTCTTCTACTGAACCAAAGGAAACAAAATCAATATAATGTTTACCGGATTGGTCTCTGCAAATTACACCACATACTATGTCCCATTTACAACGAGTGTGTTCAAAGTGCCATGCTAACTGTGGAGAAATCTTTGCAGGCATATCACGATAGAATACTGTGTTACAAGTATTAGACTGGTCTGCCATTACAAGCGTAATAGTGTAATTAGACATAATATCTTGTGTAGTCTTGATAGCACGCATTTTAGCTTTATTAGCTTTGGTTCCGTTAGTATGTTTACCTTGTCTTACTACATAGTTCATAGTGTTACCTTATTGAAGAATCTTATAGCTACTTCAAATGTATCAAATGTTTTTGATGCAGTTTTAGCAAATAAACCTTTACGTTCTTGATAAACAGCGTAAATACGTTTACCTGTTTTATATTGAACAGTAAGTTTAGTTTCTCTTTCTGAGAACCAACCTTTTTCATAATGTTCTAATAGCACATATTCTTGCTTAGCAGACGCTACAAAGGGCTGTAAAGGTTTAGTGGTACCATTATGAGGGATAACGTCTTTAAGCTCGTCTAAGAGCGTTTTAATGCGTTTTTTGAGGGTTTCGTTCTCTTCTTGTAGTTTAAGAAGTTCACGTTGAAGTACTTCTGGGTCTTGCAGTTGTTTTTCTACCCATTCGTCTAAGTTTTCGGGAATTTTCAAGATATCCTCCAACTGGTCTGACCAGTTAAAAAGTTGTTTACAAGGGGTCTTGACAAACTATAATAAAGATTCTTTTCTTTTACTCTTTTCTTTTCTACAATCAAATAATGGAAGAATTATAAGATTCCTGAAGTTAAGGTAAATAGACTATAACCGTTTACTGTTACAGGGTCTGAACCAATAAGAATGTCTTGGGTATCATAGTTTACAGTAATATTCTGGTTTAATGAAAGAGTACTAATATCTTTATCACCTACTTTAATATCTTTATAAGATAAGATAGGTAGTTCATCATAACAATAAGCTAATACATCGCTTACTGTATCATTGTTAGTAAAAATACATTTAAGGTTTTTCATAAATTCCTCATGGGGATAATAAGATGTAGGGATACCATCATTGATATCCTGTAAATAACTTTCGAAAATCATGTACTCTTTGAGCCAATAATCTTCACGTTCAGTTCCTCTTGCTGCTTTTAAGCGATTACGAAGAAATGTGTCATATTTGTCTAACATTAGAATTCTCCGTAGTATGTAGTGATATGTTTTAGACGTGGTTCAAAATCTTCTTCAGAAGGCTCTAGGGAGCTTTCTTCATCTTTAGAGACATAACAGTCCACTCCACTATCAATAATCGCTACAGCGTCATTTGCAAGGGAATTTAGGGTATCATCAATCATAAGTGTTTGCAAAGATGTACCCATAGCAATAAGAGCTTCTACTGGAATCTCTTCGTCTGTAGAGAATGATTCAATGCCATTTGCAGTAATGCATTCTACCCAGTATTTAATCTTCACTTTGTCCATATTCAACTCCAATAGCAGGACGACCATAACGGTCTTTAAAGTATGTTGGTGTAACCGGTTTATACAAGTGTTGGTATCTGTCCAAAGAAGATGGACGTAAAGCTTTTGGTAGAACTGAACCAAAGCATAAATACTCTAGTTTTTCTATTGCTACTTCTGATACCGTTTTATAGTATTCACTTTGTCGCATTGAAGATAGAGCATTTTTAAATAATTCCTGATAGTCTTTGGTTAATTCTTCACTAACTATCGTAAGTTTTTTAATTTCTTCTTTAAACTCACCTTGTTTACGTAATAAACGTAAGTTTTTAGCGTTAAGTTGTTTAACTTTATAATCAGACTTAGAAATAATAGATTGAATTTCTTTGTTTTTTGTTATAACAGCTTTTTCTAGAATTTTAATATTCTTTTTGAGACCTTTTATAACTATTCTTGCTCTATCCATAAGAATAGTAGATTTTTTTAACTCGTTCACAAAGATTGTGACTTCTTCTTTAGGAACATATCCTAAAAGACTGAATAATTTTTTAAGCATTTAATACTCCATCAGCATAAGTAATCTTATATTTTTTAAAAAAGAGTTGAAGAGCTTCAATAGTGGTAACTGCTGTCCATCTACCACAAGCGAATGTTCTATGATAAGCACCTTCATGGCAAAATATATTAAGTTGAATACCTTCGTATTTAGTGTAGTCCCATGTCATTACACCTCGTAGAGGCAAATCTTGATAATCTATACCAAGATATACAGGAATAATTGGACAGTTGCTTTCTAATCTTTCTAAGCGTTCCAACGGGAACGCTAATGAGTTTAACCAATGTTCAATTTTTTGTAATTGTTCTGTTGTGTGGTACTTTGCCATTTTTCCCTCAAGAGTTTGCTTTGATGTTCATACACTCCGATACGTAAGGTATTGAGTATGGGTTTATTCATATAACCTAAATAGATTCTATTTCCTGCAGAATAGTAACTTGTAAGATTCTTTTGAATAATAGTTCCCAATTTTTTATCAAATTCCATAATAGTATCGAAAAATGATTCAAAATCTTCATTCTTAAAACTGGTTTCACTTATTGGGGGATAACATAGCCGATGTTCAGTAGATATTGAATCAAATGAGATGTATTGAGTTAAATCAAGATTAATCTTGATATCCATCTGACTAGGTAATCCTAATAACATAGTTATTCCTCATATTCTTTGAATAGATTTAGTAGATATTTAATATCTTTAGAGAAATCTATTGTACCGTCCGATTCAATGTTTGAATGAACCAAGATATTCTTATAGCCTTTTAGTTTAAATTCATCTAAAAGAAATCTTAAGAGCTTATGGTCATAAAATGGTATAAGATTAAGATTAGGTCTGTATTTATTATTGATAGAGTAACTGTATTGGTCAGGACCTAATACGATAGATAAACTTGGTTTGTCTAAAAGATTAAACATAGTCATCATAAATTTTGCTGTAGCAGAATCTGGAATAACTCTTCTTTCATGCCAATTTCCACGATAGCAATCTATAGCTTTTGATGTACCAACAAAGATAAATGCATCGTACTCTAAATATTTTAAGTAAGGTAAATTAGCGATACATCCAGAATTTCCCCATTCAAAATCAGTAAACTGTTTTAATGGAGCAAGTCGATTAGAGTAGTCACTCCAATAATGTCTAATAATGCCCTCAAAGCGATTGATGACATAAAGACTTTCAGTAGTGTATTCAAATTTCATTTGCGTAATTGTTAAGTTGTTTGATAGAGGATTCGATAGTTTGTGTTGTTAGAATGTCATAACCATCAGGTGAATATGTCTGAGGATATCTATTATTTACTATTTCACACCCAAATCCTTTAAACTTGCTATGTGAAGCATATTTCTTAATATTCATTAATATTCCTTAAGATATTTTAGACCATATTTTGTATGATGATACGCTTCAGGGGAATTAAGGTCTGAACTACAAAAAGCATTTAGTACATATACTTTAGAATTAGAGTTTAATCCAAAGTGTTTTACTGCTTTCTTTAAAGAGTTAAGTGAAATAGCTATTTTAAATAAGTCAGTTTCATTTTGTTTTAGAATGTGATAGTTAAATCTTTTTGTACAAAAGATAAGTGGAATATTTAAGCATTCTACAATAAATCTTATTGGATGACATAACATAGAATTAAATATTATTGACTTATTATCTCTGACGTGTACATCGTCCATAATAATGATAGCGTCATAATTCATAAGGTCAGGAAAATCTATGTCAAGATACATACTAGCCAATGAACCAAGATAATGTGGTACACCTTGACATAAGGTATATTGAAAGGTTATTGGGTATAAATTTAAGGTTTTTACAGGAAAATACCCATATTCTACTGGTGTAGTATTAATACATTCTGCTGTTACGTTCATTTAAACCCCTTTAATATTCGATAGGTTTGTTCACAAATACCTTTTTGAATACCACTAAGAAATGTAGGACATCCGTTTAACAATAGTACTTTACTACCTTTTTTAATATCAAATTCTTTGAGTTTGGTTTCTAGATGTTTTACATCAATGATAGGCTGTTCATAGTGATAAGCTTCTTCAAGAAGTCTAAGATTTTCTATTAAAGAGTCTTGTCGATTACACATTACAGCAATAAAAGGTATTTCCATATATTTTGCTATTTCACTGTAGGGATTTAAGCATTTATCTTGAATCATTAAATCATTTCCGTTATGTGCAATTCTTCCTACTGAAATAATACAATCATAATTTAATATAGATTTATAACGGATTGCTCTAGAGACAATTCCCCAAGTAGCTAATCTATCTAACCATTTTTCTATTTTACTTAATTTACGTCTTATATATGGAAAGAATTTTGCTCCATGCTTTTTGAAAAAACGATTATCTTCATCAAATTCATGTATAGTAATTTTCATAAAAACTCCATAAAACAAAACAGGCAAAGGACCAACCCTTCACCTGTTTTTTCTTTGTTCCCATTAGGGAACAAAGTGGCATAGCCTAGCTATTCTTTAAATTCTTCAATAGCTTTTTCAATAATAGCTTTAATGATGTCTATCACTTCTGATTCAGCTTTTCGTTTGGCTTGTTTTAAGTTTTTAACTTCAGTACCAATGTCTGTTAGGAATTTTTCTGATAATTCAGATAATTCTTGATATGTACCGAATCTAGTGTAATTTCCGCTATACATACCATTCCACATTGATACCATCCAGCGTAACAAATGTTTTGACGCTCCATGTAGGATTCCTAATGCAATCCGGTATTCATCAACAGTATATCGTTCAGGTAACACTGTTTGGATATACTCAGGCAATGCTTCACGTAATTCACGCATAAGGTCATCTAATGATAACAATGTTGTTACTTGGATTAATGGTGATGCAAAGTATGGTGGAACATCATCTAACAATGTTAGAGTTTTTTCTGCTACTTGAATTTCTGCATCTGTGTACCATTCACGGAATTTTACAGCGTCAATGTCTGTACTATCAGTTTTTTGGATTAATTTACCAAAGAGTTTAAGTTGAACTGGTGTTTCTTCAGCAGTAGGAATGACTTGTTCAGCAAAGTTTTCAATGTTGATATCAGTCATCTGTTCCATAAGATGAATACCTGATTTAAGCCCTTCTTGTTTAGCAAGTGAACCAAAGTAATGAGCAATATCTAATGCTGCATGGCATACAATATCACGTACTGCTTGGAAGTTATCTTCATTAATAGCTTGTTTAACTTCATCATTCTTATCAAACATAATTTGATAGAATTTAGAAACTTCTTTTTGTTCTGGTTCAGCAGATGCTAAGAAGTCTAATTCTGCTTTTTCAGATGTTGTAAGATTTAGTTTAGATTTTAATTGCTCTAAACATGCAATTTGTTCTTGTGTAAGAATCATGATTAATTTTCCTATTAATAGTTAATTGATGCTATCTCTAGCAGTGTCTTCTTCATCTATTAGGGAATAACGAGTTAATCCTAATAGTTTCAGAATTTCTTCTAGTGCAGTGAGTTTGTCTGCACTTGCACCGACATAAGCAGTTCCGTCTATTTCATAAGCATGAACTTCTCTGTCTGTATCTTCACTTGTTCTAATAAGTCTAATACCAATGTATCTGACCTTTGGAACAGGTCTTTTATACTCGAATACCATAATGAGTCCTTTAAAAAAAAAAAAGCGTCCCATTAGGGACGCTGATTTTTAGCAAATACCATAATCGCTGTCTAGTACCTTTTTCGCAATCATTTTGCGGGTATAGATAGCGTCATTAACATAGATTTTCTCTGGTGAGATTTGGTCTAGGATGCATTGTAACAGATTACTATCTACTACGTTTGCTACCATGTGATTATACCAATATCTTACGTAATTGAGATTGTTAGGATGAGCACTGAACATTAGTTAATATAGACGCTACTCTATACTCTATTTACCATGATTTTGATGAAAATTATGCTGAATATCAGCATTCTCTCTTGCTAATGTTGCTTCTTCAATAGTATCAAACAATCCTAAATGGATTTGCTTTCTATTAACCATAATATAAGCTCTGTATTTCCCTGTAGGTCTATGAAGGCATACGCCATTTATACCTGTAGATGAATTTTTACTTACAGAGCAGTTTTTATGGTTTTCTAGGTTGGTTACTTCACGCAAATTACTTATTCTATTGTTGGTTCTATTATGGTCAATATGGTCGATTTGTTCTGGCATATATCCAAAAAGATATAACCAAATTAATCGGTGCACTAAATAGCTTTTATTATCTATATAGCCACACATGTAACCATGAGTTCCTAGATGTCCAAAAGTATCACCAATATTTTTACTTCCGTTAGGAAGTTTATAAATAAGTTCCCCTGTTGTTGGAATATATAAAAAGAATTTTCTTAATAATTCCTGACTTAAGGATTTATTGGTTAATGTTGAGCATTCTGGACAATATAATGTACGTTCTATGGTTTCTTTTGAAATGTATTTTTCAAAATCTTTTCCACATTCTGTACATGTACATTTAAAAGTCATTCCGTGAATACGTGAATTTACATTAGCAGGATAGTTCATAATTTTTCTCCATGATTGAAAAGTATGAACATAATATCATGAATAAATAAATCTTACAATTTCTTGTAAGTATCGGACTATATCTTTACCCTTAACTTAATAATAGGGTATTGGGCATTTCGGATGGTCAATAGCTTACCTATCCTACGGATTTCATCTCCCGTTCTGGGTGGTATATCCTAGTCTCTGAACCTTCTATCTATTCCTAGATAGCTTGGCTGCTGATTAGCTTAGTTTCCCTTAGCCTTCCAGCAATTAACCCAAAGTTTACTTTTACATTACTGTAAAAGGCAGCCTCTGACTGTCGTGCACTATAGCAATATCGAATGGTTCATATTGTATCATTTTAGACAATACTTCTTTTAGTGCTGTTCTATGTGCTGTACTTAAACGAGCTACGTCTGCAATAGATTGAATTTCGTCAATAATGCGTACAGTAAGCATATTGGTTTCTTCAAAATAGTGCATGAGTAAATCGAATGTAGGAAGGGTATCTAATGGTGCAATCTTAAGGTCTGCTGAATGGTCTGCATTATACTGGTTCAATAAGTATAATACATATTCTACATGAGCTTTGTTGTATTTCACTCTTCTGACCATTTCTCTAACGAGATAACTGTCTAGTGAGTGAACTACATTAGCAACATTAGATAAACCAAAGTCTGATGGCTTTTGTTCTTTTACATTGAATGGATACTTTTCATCTCCGATTTCTACAGTATATTCAACTTTTTCCATTACAGGGCATACTACATGAAATCCGTCTGGCATAATCCAGTCTTGAGAGTCTACGTTAGGATTCCATGTATCTAAGAGTAATCGTCTTAGTTCCCATGCACCCTCACATAATTCTTCCATAGCCTTTTCATATGCCCACATATTATCTTTACCTAATACACGATTAGGTTGAGCAATAGAACCATAATTTCCCGTCATTATCGCGAGTTTAATATGTATACGACTGATTTCTACGTCTGAGCCTAAGAGTTCTTTGAAGCGTTTAAATACTTCAGTATATAGGTCCATACGTTTATTGCCATACATGCCAGTAAGATATAAACCAGAAGTACATCTGGTTAATGCTGACATGAGTTGGCTACCTGAACAACAGCTATCTAGAGCTACACGGTATCCTGTTGGGATACCGTTTAATACATCTCTATATGCCATTAAACCAGCAAATGTTAATTCTGGTTCATCTGCTTGGTTTACTCTAACTAATTCTTTTAACTCTTCATTTGAAGCATATTTAACTTTATCCTCTGGATACATTTCCAAAGTTTTGCTAATACGTTCATCATAGTTTAATTTGTCAAAGCCTGAGTTATTAGCAATATCAATTTGAAGATATTGTTTTCCAGTGAATAGTTGCATGTTTTATTCCTCAAAGAAGTTGATTTCATCTGTTACGGTTTGTTTATTCTTGAAGTTAAGAATAGCTTTACCATAACTATTAGATTGGTATGAAATTTGGTATCCAACACAATAAACACGTCCTCTTTTATCGTATTTATGCGTTAGATAACATTGGTTTTCTGAATTGTAGATTTCTGCTACAGATTTGAATACAAGCTTTTCATAATCTTCAAATGCTTGAATACGTTTGTTGTATTCGTCCATAGTTTCATCTTTCATTTGGTCGATACCATTTGCTTTTTTAGGTGCATGCATATGTTTCCAACTATTGCGATAAGTACGCATTAAGTCGGTATTAATTTCATATGCTGTATCATTTAGCTTATCTAGGATTTCGGTACAAATATCTTTTGTATGATATTGTCCCCCTAACAATAAACTGTCTGAACCAATAGTAAGATAACCACTACCACGATTATTTCCTTTCTGGTTCACCGGTAAAGGTTTAACAATCATTGGATTAACAAATCTAAATTGTTCCAATGTATGTTTCACTTTATCGTCTAGTTCCCAGATATTATGTAATCGAGTATATCTGTCTTTGGTTACATTCCATAAGCCATAGTTATAGCCTATTTGAACTACTTTAGCGATATCTAATGCTTTGTTTAGTTCATCACGTTCAATAACCATTTCAATAAGAGTATTCATGGTTACTGTTTGTCTTTCTATGAGAATACATAGAATTTCTAATGCTGTATGTAATACATATTCAAATTCAGCTCTTTCTTCTTCAGTTAGTTCAGGATTATCTACTTCAAGAAGTGGTTGTAAACAAGGTGCTAATGCGTCTTGTAATATTTGTCTACGCTGACGTTTGTTGTATTTAATTTCGAAGAATTTCTGTTTCTCAATTAGATTGATATCTTCTTTAACATTAGTTAATTTTTCGTATAGCTCTGCGTATACATCTCTGTTGTTTTCCATATTATTCTCCAAAAGAAAAGGGCATTTCTGCCCTTATATTAAGCGTTTACTTCTTCTATTGCTCTGAGCATAACAAGAGCCATTTGCTCAATGTTTTCTGATGGTTCATCTTGTAGATTATTCCACAAGATTAGCGTTACTTTACCATTTGTTAATGGGAAGTAATCTGCCATACCACTTTCAGAAGTTGCAAGATAAGTAAGTACATTTTTTGCATGATGCATGCACTCAATCACTAAGTTATAGTGACTAGCGTCTAGTTCAGTACAATAGATATCATCACCGTCTTTAATCGCTACTTTACCTCCGTACACAATAGTACGTTCATACTGTTTAGTAGGCTGTACTTTACCAAAGTGAGTTGGTTTGTTCTGGTTCAAGAATTCCATAGCCATACTAGGCTGTTGTAAGAATTTTTGAGACTCTGTTAAAGGTTCAGCAATTTCTTTGATTTCTTGGTTCAAAGTATTTAAACCACATGCTGTAGCAGTGATACCAGTATTTACTAATCCTAATACACCGTCTACAACACCTGTTGCATTACGAATAACGTTTCCTAACATATATTCTCCAGTATGTTTATATCAAAAAATAAAACCCACTGTTGCCAGTGGGTTATTGGTTATTTGAAGCTTGCTCGGCGAGCTTTCACGTCAGTTGGTTTAGATACAACTGGTGCTTTGTGCATATCTTTATGCACGAATTGCACTTGAAGATTGCTGAAATATGCAAGTTCATGGTCTTCAGGAATATCTTTATTGACGATAGACTGACCCTCGCCAATTTCACTGAATAGAGCTACCAAATCTTCACCTAAGGTGATTTGGTCTTGAATAAATTCAAGCCATTCTTCAGGTGAATTTGCTGAGCAATTCTTACGGGTACGTTCAATACCTTGAGCGATGTTATCAGCAGTAATGAACAATGGGATTTGAACGAAACGTTCAACTTGGTCTTCGCCCTCACCATAGACTTTTTTAAAGCCTAAGTTGATGAAGAATTCACTTGGTTTGCGTTCTTCAGTTGATTTTGCTACTACTGCTGGTTTGTTGTTTACTTTATCGAATAATGACATAGGAATTTCCTCTTTGTTAAGTTGTTTAAAAGTTATTGGCACTATTGCCACAAATAAAAGGTTGAGCGAAGCGAAACCATACGGTATAAATACCACGCTCAACCGGTTGTTCGAAGAAAGAACTATTTGTTCATATACTCCGAATAATCATATTTACAGCCATGTACTTCATAAGCTGTATCAGTACCGTCACATAAGTGAGCTACACCTAGCTCGTAATCTATGGCATAGTTCACACGTTTAACAGCATCTGCTTTTGCACCTACTGCTAATAATGTTAATAAGGCTACAATCACAACTGCAATGCTGTGACCTAGACCAATTTTACTAATGAGATAGTTCATGTTCTTTCTCCCATTGGTCCATAAATTCATTTACATCAAATTGTTCCATAATTCCTCCAAACGGTTTGTTAAACTAAGCCAAACGGCTATCCACAAATAAAAGAGCGAACAAAGTGAGCTCAAAGAACTCACCTACTCACTACTGTTAAACAGCCCAGCTAACCACACGGTCCACTGGTACATCGAAATAATCTTCTACATATGATGCAATGTCTTCTGCACGTAGTAATTCAGAATACTTCAATATCTCTCTTGGCATTTCCATAGAAAGAACTGCAAGTTCTCCCATAGAAATAAATTCAACTGTTACTTGCATAACAACCTCCAAATAAAAATCTAACAATGACCCATTTACAGAGTTGGGTCAAACTCGATTAATATGAGAGTTCTAGGCATACTAGAATAGTGTTATAGTCCACTGAAGCTTGCACTTCACCAGTCTCTAACCACTCTTTACGCCAATCTGGACTTACGAAACCACATATTTTAAGGATTTCAATATCAGTACCAGAGAACTCTGAACCTTTGTTATCGGTTCCAAACACTAACATATATACCTCCTTTACTTGTATAGGTTTAGTTAGTTGAGCTTAATGAAGAGCACCTATATTTGGACAGAACGAACGTTCTAGAATGCGTATAAGGTAAGAGAGTACGCAGATGAGAGATGCTCTTGGTTAAACCCATATATAAAAGGACGAACGTAGTGAGTCCTAATAAGACCACGTATATCCATATATCCCACGTTCTGCTAGCTTTCTACGCATAGAAGCTAGAGTAAATTTACTATAACGTGCCTCTGGGTTTAATCTTGTACCAAATGTACGGTTGTAATCTATTACTAATTGAACATCAAACATTGTATATTCCTCCATAAAATTGTTATTAGTCCATAGATAAATACACGAACGAAGTGAGTGTTATGTACTTAGCTAGATATTAGGTGTTTATATAAAATAGGACCATATAGTGTATTAATGTATAGTAAGTGATAGTTAGTTATACAATTTGTATAGGTTTACAGTAAATTTTATCAAGCCCCATTTATATACAATAGTTATAACTATTTGAAATTATTATAATTATTGTGGTGTTTGACTTTTGCTATTTTATATGCTACTTTTGCAAGTGCAATTTGCATTGCTTGAAAGCTTGCTTTCATCATGCAAATAAACACCGCAAAAGTGTACTATAAATCCTCTCTAATCTATCCCCAATTCTATTCTTCTCTTATGTCTTTCTATGTACTGTAATCTATTATGTATTAGTATTATTTATTTTTATGTTATTTATGTATGTTGTATTCATAATTACTGCATAATTATTCACTTTTTATTCATAATAGAGTTATTTATTTGTATGTCTATACAGTGTTTATCTAGTGTATGTATAGTGTTTATTTAGTGTAATTATTTTGTGTAATAAAAAATAAAAAGGGGATTAATATCCCCTTATTTATTATAAAGAATCCATGAAAGAAGATACTTTATCTTTCATTTCTTCTACTGATGTAAAACCAGTAGACTTAGCAGTTTCTTGCACATCTTTATAGATTTCAGCATGTAACTGTAATGTTTTAGCTTTTTGTACTTTTTCATCTAAACGTCTTGTTACAGCAGTCTCAACTAAAGTAAGTGAACCAACAAAAGTACGAGATGCTGAATCAACAGAAGCAGCTACACCAGTAGCAACAGAACGAATAGCGGTATTAAGACCAAACATAATAAATCTCCTATAGTATACTAAGTTAAAATGGCAGAATTGCCAGAGATAAAAGCTACGAGCACAGCGAGTAGCGTAAGTGTAAGAAGTTTACAGTTTACATAGGGGGGGGGGATACTACACAAGAGGGAATCTGTGTGTTATAGGTGTTCTAAACTTACTTCTACAAATATAAAAATCTGAGTACCCTAAAAAAAAAATAAACTTACTTCTATAAATTTTAATTTTCGGTAACCTTAAAAAAATAAAATTGAACCATATATATTTATTG